AAAAGTGACTACAATTTCATAACAATCTTTTTTATTTAATTGCTTTTTATCTTTATTAATCTTAAATTCCTTCATATTTTCTAATTTATTACCAAATAAGGCATACCTCCAGGTAGAACATTCCACAACTCTCTAGGCATCAAATACGTCATTTTATCAACTGCTATACCTAAACAAACCAATTCATCAACAGTAACATGAAAATCTGTCCATTGAACCCCATTCTTATCCTCACACATATTGAGAAATGACCATCCATCACCAGTTCCTTTTTTAAAATTATCAGGTAAATCATTTAGCATATCTGATATGTTGGATTTATTTTCTTCCAATTTTTTAACACAAAAATTAGCTTTGGTTAATACACCATCTACTATTTTTGTTTCTACACTATCATTAGATAAACATTTTTTAAAAATGTCGTGTACATTTTCTGCAGTTAGATTCATAATTATTTATTTTTTAAATATTCTTGATATTGTTTTGGATAATTATCAATAATATGTTGTTTGTGTTGTTTTTTACTCCACATATCAGCACAATCAAAAGCATCTTTTCCATCAAGATCTATATCATTATATCCATTAGTTTTAATACTCAAATCAGCACCATGAGACATCAATGCATCTATAACATCCAAAATTTTTGAAGATTTATACTTATTTGATAATATTTCCATCAATGGGGTTGAAATGATATGTTTATAAGGTTTATTAACATCACATCCGCCATTTATAAGATTGACAGCAACTTCCCATTGTTGTTGATCTATTGCATATAATAACAAAGTTTGTAGAACATTACCTCTATCACTAGTATCTTTATTTTCGGGTAAATCTCCTATATAAGAATCTAAATCACCTCCATTTTTAATATATTCTCGTACTTCTTCTAAATCTCCAATCTTAACTGCTTTTATAATATCATTTTTCTTTTTTACAGGAATTGAATTTGTATCAATTTTATCTAATTTTGGGTTACCATAATCAGCAATATATTCTATGAAATCATCTGAATCTGTTATTTTTTTACCATCTATTTCAACTACTGCAGAAGTTTCATCTTCACATTTACCAAGACATATCCAAATAGATTCATCAGAATTTTTAACTAATTTTTTTGCTTTTTTCTGTGTTAGTTTATTAGGATAAAAATCATAACCATCTTCACCATCAGAAGGTGATATACATAACATAACTTCACTTGAGCCACAATTTTTACATTTACACTTCATGGTCCTTTTTTGTGGAGCAACAAATGTCTTGAAATTTGAAACATTTGGTTGTGCACCAGTTTCACTCACACTTAAAATTTCATGTTCTGATGATGTCACATTAATTAAATCTTTCGTGTCAGAATTTCTAAAAACTCTAATGATAGAATCACCTTTACCAGATTTTGACACTCTTTTCCATGATGATGCACGTACTAATGAGTAGTTTGGAAGATCTTTTTCAATGAAATAATCAACAATTGCTGCTACACAATCTGAGGTTTCAATTTTCATATTATTATTTATTATTTACCACAAAGATAATAAAATTATATCAAATAAAATAATTTTTTAATTATATTTCGCATAATTTTCTTCTTCTACTAATATCAATTAAATCTTTCAATTTATTCATATGATGAATCTTTTATAATATTTCCTAATTTATTTTTTCTATCAATTTTTAATTTAAGTAAATTATACTCACTTAAATTATTTATTATTATTTTTTCTACAAATGGCATCATAACATGATCTCTTTTAAAAAAAGATGTTATTATAGTATAATCCTCATTTTTCAATTTTGAAAAAATATAAGGAATTTCTATTATTTCATTAAATGTACCCCAATTACAATAATTAGTTTTCCAATATTTTTTTAATCTACCATTTTTTGACAATTTTGGAATTGAATAGCCTCCAGTAGGATTCACACTATAAACAACTTTAATAGAATTCAATTCAGTTCTAATATTATCAAGTTCAATTGAGCATAAACAAGTACATATAACTCCCTTTCTTGAATAATTTTTAGGTGTGGTAAAACAATAATCTAAATTACTTGATTTAATCATGTTTATATTATTTATAAGATTTTAAGATTTTATCAGTGTCTCTTTTAATATCTCTTTCTTTTATGTGTTCTTTTTTACTATATGTATTTTTACCTTTTGCTATACAAATAGTAACCTTACAAAGTCCTTTTTCATTTATAAACATATTTTTAGCTATAATAGTAAATCCTTTTTCTTTTACTTTCTTACGAATTTTAGACAATTCTTTCTTTTTAAGTAAAAGTTTTCTTTGTCGTCTTGGTTCATGATTATATCTATTACCAAATTCATATTCATCAATATGAGAATTCAATAAAAATAATTCATCACCTTGAAAAGCACAATAACTATCAACAATAGAAGCTTTACCTAATCTAATTGATTTTATTTCTGTTCCAACTAATATAATACCTGATACAAAATTATCAAGTAGTTCATATTCATAAGAAGCTTTTTTATTTTTAATTATCATTTTTTAATTATTAATTTGAGTGTAAAGATACACATTTTTATTTATATACAATAATATAATTATATTATTTAATATAAATTATCAATATCATAATTCCAGAAATTCAATTTTCCTTTTATATTTTCAATTGGAGCATCAAATAATATTGGATTTTTTAATATCCAATGATATGTACCTTTTTCAGCCCAAATTGAGTTAGAATTTATTATACAATCAACAATTTCAACACTTCCTATAATTGAACCAAATTTCATTTTTTTATTTATATCAAATAAAATATTATTTTGTTGTTCTATACTCATAATAGCATCTGATATTTTTTTAGAAGAATGAATCAATACTCTTCCTCTAAAATTAGTTTTCCAACTACGATTTTCAACATCTTTTATTCCTGAACATATTAGATATGACCATGGTTGTTTCACTGAAATTGTTTTCATTATTATTCAAATACGTTATTATCATAAAATTTTTCAATTGCTTCTTTATAAAACAGCACTTCTTTCATATTAATTGGTTTAAAATGATGTCCATCTACACCAACATCTAGTCCATATCTTTTTACCATTTGTCTACCGTGTATATGTCCAAATAGAGTAAAATACTTTTTATCAGCATTTAATGGTTCATGAGTCATAAATAAATTATCTTTTTTATCAAATTCTTTAAATGGTAAAACCTTTTCATCATCAATATTAGTAGAAATTATCAAATCATTATACACGTTTTTAAACCCTTTTTTCAACAACATTTTCTTAAATAAATTAAAATCACCTTTGTAATCTTTATTCATTTCATCAATTTCATAATTTCCTAATATTAAAAATATATTACCATTCAATTTATTAATGAATGAATAATCACCAAAATCACCCAAATTATAAACATTATCATTAGGTTTAACTACTGAATTCCAGAAATTAATCATACATTGATTCATTTCTTCAACTGAAGTGAAAGGACGTTTAGATAATTCTAGTGTTCTTTTACTTCCAAAGTGATCATCAGATGTAAAAAAAGTATCTGGTTTAGAATTAGATAAAAAATCTATTTTATTTTTAACTTCGCTTAAAACATCTTTATAATTATTAAGAACTTTAACATTATAATCGTTTTCAAGTCTATTTTTAATATATCTTTTCATTGGAAATTCATCATCAATTCCAATTATTATTTTCTCACTACATTTTGATATCCATTCACCGACTTCAAATCTAGTAGTTTGACCATACATTCTACCTTCTATTTTTTCTTCTTCATTTGGAATCCAAAAAACTAAAATATCAGATTCATTTAAATATTCTGTCTCCCATTTTACTTGTTCATCAAAATTAAATTTTGATTTGTCTAATGATTTTCTTCTTGGATTAGTAATTACTAAATTTTTATATCCTGATAAATCATTACATATATCATTTTGCCAATTAGGAGCACCTTGAATAGGACCACCTAAAAAAACACACACATTATTTCCTTTTTCTTCATCAAATCTTTCTGGACTTGTTATAATTTTTGTCATTTATTACTTTTAATTTTTATAATATGATATACTCATATTATTTATATTTGTTTCTATTTTAGAATTTCCAACTGACACTATCTACATAGGATTGTTTAAATTTTAAAATTTCTTTATTCAATTCATCTTCATCATTAATAGCTTCTAATTGAGAAATTTTAATCAATTGTTTAGTTTCATTTATAGTAAAAACACGCCTACCACTATCATTAGTAAGAGTATCTATCAACAAATCTGTTCTTGTTTTCATATTTTAATTTTTTTTATATTAGATGTACGATTTTTTTTGCGGCTTTAACACAACCCATAACATCTTTTTCACAATAATTTTGAATTTTATCTAATTCTTTAGTTTCCCAAAAATATTTATGAACATCTTTACCAGCCATTAAATCTTTTGGACTATCAACATTTAAAGAATATAACATTTCATCAAATGATACAGGTTCTAATGTGCCAAGACTTTTCCAAACCTCAGCTAGATCAACAACATTCATATCCCATGGCTTAACACTATGAGTTTTAAGAATTTTAGGAATTATATATCCATACTTCAGCATTTTTCTGTTTAGCCATGGTATATCAAATCCTTTTATATAAAATCCACTCAAACCTAATAAAGAATTATTAGATACATTCATTAGTGATTGCTGAGTTTTTTTAATTATATATTCTTCATCCTCATCACATATTGACATCATTTTAATTTCATCATTTTTAGTTATTCTAGACATAGAAACACAAACAACTCTACCAAATTCTGGTATCAATGATGATTTATTGAGATAAACATCATTTGGATCTTCTTTCCAATCCAAAAATTGTAAACTTTTTCTATCTAATTTACGCATAAAAAGATCATATCCTCTAATATCATCTTCTTTTAGAGATGATAAATTTGGATAAAATCCTGCAGTTTCAATGTCAATATATACTAAATCTTTATAATCCATTTAATATTTATAAAATATTATTTGAATAGTTTATTTAATTTCTCTATTTTTTCTGATCTTATAATATTATTTATTAATTTAGATTCATCATTTACTATATCATCAAATGAACGAATATTATATAAATCTGAGATGAGTTCATCTTTCTGTTCAGTTGTTAAATTACATGATGATTTTTGTTTTATATTCAAACCTACATCATATAAATTTATCAATTTTTCTTTTCTAAATATTTTTCTTGCTTCATTATAATATTTAATATGAACATCCTTATACTTAATGAAAGTTGTTAAATCTATCTGTTTTTTAAAATTAATAGTACAATAATTCCAACACAAATTATATGCTTTATAATCTAATAAAGTAGGCTCTTCTATCATTTTTCTTTTTTCTTTCTATTTGCTAATATTTGTTCTCTACTAATAATAAATTTTAATTTTTCATTAGGTGAATCATTAGTATAAGGCTTAATATCAACTCTTTTGTTTGATATTTCAACATATTCTTCATTAATATCAATTCCTATAAAATTTCTATTATTCATCTTAGACATTTTACAAGTAGTAGCTGAACCACACATAGGATCTAATACTATATCTCCTTCATTACTCCATGATAAGATATGATCCTCTGCCAAACTTTCTGGAAATGCAGCAGGATGAGCATATGCAAATTTATCTTTTGTGGTAAAACCTGCTCCATTATTTATATGCCAAACATTATATCTATACCCTAATTTACTAACAGTGAAACTTTTGCTTTTTTTTAATTCACCATCTTTAGTTCTAGCACTTGGAGTTCCAAAATTTTTACTTCCTGCCCAACGATTCTCTTTATCACGAAATAAGTTAACAGTTTTAGGCTTACCCTTTGAAAATACAAACATATATTCAAATACTTGTGAGTATCTACCTGATTCAGGAAATGCAGGTCCATTCTTGTGATATATCATTGTATCATGAATATTGAAGCCTATTTCTTTGAATTTTAATGCTTGTCTAAAAGAATCACCACTCTCAGAGCCATCAACTATCTGATCACCAATAACCCAAACAACAACTCCTCCATCTTTAGTTATTCTATATAATTCCTCTACCATTGGTATAAATGGAAAACTATAACCATCAAAATGATCTTTATCTTTTATAATTCCTTTGTATGTTCTTAATGAACCATATGGTGGAGATGTAACGGTCAAATCTATAGAATTATCAGGTATATTTTTCATCACATCAACTGCATCTCCACATATTATTTTATTTAAAAATTTATTCATAATAATGTTTTTATTTATCTATTATATAAATAAAAATTGATTATGTTTAACAAAAAAAAGAGAATACAAGTTAATGTATTCTCTTTTTATTAAATTTAATGTGATATAATTACTCTAAATATCATTTTTCATAATTATTTTTTATAATATCAAAATGAATATATTTCATTATTTCAACCATTTTAGAATCTCCAATTGCTTTACCAGGATCATCTGATAATTTAACACAAGGAACTCCATTCATACGAGTAAGTTTAATTACCATATTCATTGGTTTACTTTTTAAATTCGTAACACTCTCTTTTTTGAAATCATTTGTAAAATGAGTTCCAATACCAAAAGAGCAAAGAATTTTATTTTTACAATATTCTATCAATTCAATAGCAGAATAAACATCCAATGCATTACTAAAAATAATAGATTTTGTCATTGGATTAATATTTAATTTTTTATAATTTTCAACAATTTTATCAGTGAAAAGGTGAGCATCTCCACTATCATGTCTAACACTATCCCACAATTTTGCATCTTGTAAAGAAAAATCAGATAAGAAAGATTCAAGTCCAAAAGTATCAGGTAACATTGTACCTAAGTCACCTTGAAATGTTTCTTGCCATCTTTTCATGAAAATCTTATTAGGATGATTAAGACTTTCTAATGCTGCTACACCAGATATAGCCTCATGAGCACATGTTCCTGTAGCTTTAACACCATGCTTCATTGCAAGAAATGGATTACTTGTACCAACAAATCCTGTATATTTACATAATTCACGAACCACAATATCTTGTGTCATAAAATTACGTCTTCTGCGAGTACCAAAATCAGCAAATGTCGCTCCAGCATCACTTAATAGTTTTCCTTTTTCGTTGATTAATTCTACTTGTCCATCCATGTTCCAATCTTTATCCATCACTTTGAAATAAACTTCTGATATGATAGCCATCAAAGGAACCTCCCAAAGTATTGCATCCCTCCAAAAACCTTCAATTTTTATGTTAAGTTCACCATTTTCTTCGTGAGTGATATTAACTTGTGAAGAATTAAATTTATATGCAGCTAAATATTGACGAGCAGAGACAGAAATATAACCTACTTTTTCTTTCAAATAATCATACTCATCATCAGTCAATTTCAAATTTTCCATCAATTTGATTTGTTTTTTGATAATTTTGATAGATTTACGATTGAAAATCATAGATTTATCACGATTATTAAACGTATATTCTCCTTTCGCATCAGGATAATGTTCTATGACAAACTGCATCATACTTAACTTGTAAAGGTCAGTATCTAAAATACTGTTGATAATTTGTTTCATTTTAATTTGTTTTAATTTGAATTATTTCACAAAGATAATACTTTTATTTTTAAATACAATAAAATATTTAGTTTATTTTTTAGAATATGGATTTTTACTCAAATATGAATTATAATATTCTTTATTTCCAGTAACTTCTTCACCTAACCATTCTGGAATATCATATGATTCATCTTCACTACTAAGTTCAACTTCAGCAATAGTTAATCCTTCATTCTCACCATGAAATTCATCAACTTCAAATATGTGATTTCCAACTTGAATATTATAACGAGTTTTATCTATTTTACCATCTCCACATAATAACATCAATTCTTTTGCTTCATCAACTAATATTTCTTTTTCAAATTCATAGCGAGACACACCAGTTTCATTAGTTTTTCCTTTGATAGTTATATATGCTTTATCATTTTTAATGCGAATTCTAACTGCAGGATTAGATGAAATATATCCTTGAATAATTTTATATTCATTAACTGATAATGATTTATATTCACCTTTAACAAGAAATTTTCTTTCAATTTCTTGAGGCATTGGTTTTCTACCCATTTGAAATAAAATTTTTTGCTGAATATGAACAATAGATAAGCAAATTTCATCTATTCTATTTTTTATTTCTTCAGTTTGTTCTTGACTTTCAAGATATTTCAACCTTTCATTCATTTCATCATAAATTTCCTTATACATTCCAATCATACTTTTTTTTTATTTTATTTAGTTCTTCTAGTTTTTCTTTTCTTATTTCAATTAAAGTTTTTTCTATTTTAGGTTTTATAAACCAACTATTTATTTCACCTGCATTCCATCTGCTACTTCTATATAAATCAAATTTTTTCTTTTTTATTTCCAAATATCCTTTCAAGTCAAAAAAATCTACAATTTCACGCATATGTAAATCATAATACTTAGTTGGAATATTAGTAATAATATCTGATACAAATGTTTGTTCGCAAATAATATGTCCAGTTAAAGAATTCTTATAATATTTATTTTTTGATTCCATTTATTTCTTCAAGTTTTTCTTTTCTTATTACTAATACTGATTTATTGTAATATTGTGCTACATGTCCTGTGTTTTTTTCATATGAATGTTGCATACAGAATATGTATTGTGTTATTGGTTCTTCAAAACCTACAGAATGAAACCAATTATCATAATCTTTAAGATAAAGATGATATGCAAGTTCATCTAAATAACTACAATTTCCTAAATTCCAACATCCTAACGATTTATCAATATTCATTTTTATCAACAATACGATTAATTTTCATTTTATCTGCAAGAATCCATGATCCACCTTGAGATTCAGGTCTATCGTAAGTTTTTATACCTTCAACTTCAACTTCTACCCATACTCTTATTTCTCCACTTGATAGATTTTCTTTCAAGTGTGGAGCATTTGGAGTGAAACAGCAATGCCAACCAAATCTTTCAGAAAAACCATTTGTTGGTATAAGCTCAGCATTCATCCAAACATTAAAAGAATATACTTCTTTAGCATTTATAAATAAACTACCAAGAGTACCATTCTTTCTTTGTTTCATTAATTTATATGCTATCATTTTAAATTATTTATTTTTTCAAGTTTTCTTTTTCTATATTCAGACAATGTTTCAAATTCATCTGACATAAATGGTACGCATGTTTCAAATCCAACCAATACATATAAATCATAACCAGAATGATGGTTTACATATTTTATTGTATAATTTGAATCAAGAATTAATTCATCATAAACTATTTTATCAGGAGCATAACCAATATATATGACTCTATCACCTGCTTTACCTATCATTTTTAAATTACTTCAATTTCATCAGCAGAATTTACAACTACAATATTATAATCATTGACTAACATATCTACATAATTATTAATATCTTCATCTGAGCCAATTCCTTTACATCCTCCAAGGTTAAGAATAACATCAAATCCTGCATTTACCAAATCAATAACAGTTGATCCAACACAATAATTTGTAGCTAATCCACCAACTATAACAGTATCAATATGTTTAGAAATATACCATTCAATTAGTCCTGTAGATATTTTTTTATTTAAGTCATGATAGCAACTTGAGTAAGGATGTAAATCTGGTTCAAATCCCTTTGCTACAAAAAAGTCATAATCACACATTTTAGGAAGTCCTGATATAAGTTCAGATCCAAATGTACCTGATATACAATGAGATTTCCAAGCAATATCAACATTTTCTCCTTCTATTGTTGAAAATTGAGGATGTTCATCACTTGCTATCCAAATTGAATTAACAGGATGCATATCTTTTGATACTGTTTTATATTTAACAAGATTATTCTGTTTATTTAATTCATCTACAATTTTATCACCATCTGTTACAGGTAACTCAGTTGGACACAATGGAGTAAATCCATTTTGAGGATCTACATTATGACTTGCTGTTAAATTTTCAAATACTGTTATTTTTTTATCCATCATTTCATTTTTTAATATTTTTTTTATAATACTCTTCGACTTTTCCAAAATGCTCTGACCAATTATCAACTAAATGAACATTTGATAAATCTATTCTTATTTTAATTACTGGTTTATTATTTTTAACTATAAATCTTTTCCTTCTATCTATTGAATTTACAGTATTAGTGAATATTGAATTTATATCACAACTATAAATAAAAATAAACTCTTGAAATCTTGAAATATTGTTTTTTGTGTCATGCAAATTAACAAATCCTAAGTCATGTTTACCAATATTTAGTTGTTCTTTATAATTATTTTCAAATATTTTACGATATTCAAGATATTTTTCTTTTTTCATTTATTGAGATATGATATTATAAGTATTTATAAATATTTTTCTTTTTACAATCCAAATATCATTTTTATCTTCTCTATTTCTACAAATGAAGTCACCTATATCTGATCTCTGAATGTTTATTTTTTTATCAAGAATAGAAACTTCTTCACCCCATAATCCTTTAATAAAAAAATGTTCCTTTTCCGTTACCCAAAAATCTGAATCATCAACAAATTCTGATAAATCTGTGGTAATTTCTATACATTCTACTGAGTTATCAGGTCTTGGTTCACAAATCATCCAACCATCATTATCAATACTAATAACACTATATTTTTGAAGAAGTTTTTTAGGCATTTGTTGCCAAACATCATTACTATCACCAAGACAAATAATAGATCCATCACCAAGAGGTTCTTTACCTTCTAATGTATCAACTAAAAATTTTGATAAAACATTTCTATCCACCATTATTGAAATTAGTGGTTTAGCTTTTATTGTTTTTGTCTTTTTAGCTATATTCCATTTAATTATTTCTTCTACTCTAATTCTTTTCATTTTTTATTTTTCCACCTTCATATCTAACTCTATAAAAACTTAAATATGATGTTAATGTAATTTTAATAATTGTAAGTTTATAAAACATATTTATTCCGAGATTATCAACAAAATATTTTTTTATATCATTCTTATAAAAATTAAAGAATTTTATTGAGTTTTCTGAAAATGAAAATGGAATACAATTAAATGTTGAGAATGGTAAACAGTTTAATATATATGAATTTTTTTCAACAACTTCATTATCAATTGTTCTCATTTTAGGTGAAGTCATTATTTTACCGAATCCACATTCTTCAGCATTTATATAATTATTATCATCATTGGTATTTAGATGAGTTTCACCACTCATTATATAATTTATCATTTCTTCTGTTGATAATGACTTTATTTTTTCTATTTTTTCATTTTTCAAATCTCCACTTGAGTGTGAAAATTCATAATTATCATAAAACCAAAAAAATCTATCATTTTTATCAAAGAAATTTTTCAAATCATCATAAACAGTTTTTAACTCTACTATATCTTTAAATGAAATCCAAACTTCATCTGAATCACTTTTAATACAATAAGAAACTAATATAGTTAAAGTTTTTTCGCTTACTGTAACATGATAATTTTTATTTCCAAAATTTTCCATTTAAAAATGTGTTTTTCTATATTCTAAATAATCATTATAATTTTCATCTAATATATCAATCATAGTACCAAATCCAATATCTTGAAGTGCTATTTTAACACCATCTTTTTCAATAACTTCACCTTTGGTTAATTTCTGAAAATCTTCTTCATTTAACATTATATTTTTAGCCATATTTTTAATATTTTAACAGTAACATGATTCTTTTTGTATTTTATTAATTCTTTCTGTGTCAGTTATTTTATAAACATCAATATCAATCAAATTTCTCAAATCAAAATCTTTCATACTATCAAATTTTGAATAATATCCTACTTCACAAGCATCTACTGATAAGTCTTTACTTTTAATTGAAATATCCATTACTTCAAAACAATGAATTTTATTATCAACTTTAATATCCACATAATTACCAATTATCACATTGACATTGGTTTCAAATGTTATATATGTACCATTTTTTACTCTTCTACCTGATGATACTATGAAAGCATTTGATACTTTACCTATTTTATTTTCCATTTTATATTTATTTTGTGCAAAGATACAATTATTTTTTATAATATCAAAATATTTTGAAATATAATTTTTTTATATGAAAATAAATTATTATATTTGTAATAAGAAAATTAAAAAAATGGAATTAACAAAGAAACAAATAGATAAAATAAACAATGAATGTACAATATCAGATCAAGGTATATTTATTGAACCATATGGATGTGATGGTATTAAAGAATTGATTGTGTATATGCGTTGGTCTGAAGGAGGTTCACAAGGTGGTAATTGTTGGAATGATGATGAGTCAGAAGAATATTATGGAGAGGACAAGCCAAAATTTAAAGCTCTTGATATGGTTTTAGAGCAATTAGCGCCAGGAATAACTTATCTTCAATTTAAAAAAATAGAAGAATCATTAGAATCAACAACTAAACATGATTGGGAATACTACGGTAATTATGATGATTATGGTATAGAATACATAAAATTAAAGGATTTGATAGATTTATTAGAATCTTTTTAATATATTTAATAAAAAGAGAGCCTAAGTGCTCTCTTTTTTTATTTATTTAACAAAATATAATTAGATTTTATTTATATAAATGGTTATCTTTGCATTGTCAATTAAACACAAATAATCATTTAAAATTTAATGTTATGAAAACAAATTTAAAAGGTAAAATTACATTAGAAATTGTACTTAGTTATATGGAAGAAAATAATCTTAGTGTTTCTGAAACTATTGATGCTATTCAGAAAAATTCTGATGAATATCCAGAAAGACCAATAAAGCCATATCTTACTAAGAAACACTCATTAGATGATGTTAAATTATATACAGAAAAACTTCAAAGATATGAAGAATCTCTTCCTGAATATAAAAAAATTAATGATGAATATCATAAATATTTTAATGATAGAAATTCTGTAATTGAAAATTTCATTAAAACTGAAAGTGGTCTTTATGATAATGTACCAGAAAAATATCAAAAAAAAGTATATAGCCTTTCATATTCCAATGGACATTCTGGTGGCTACAATGAAATCTATAATAACCTTGTAGATATAATAGAGATATTTGAATAATAACACAATAAACTATTAAAATGGAAAAAATTTTTAGAGTAAAATTAGAAAACAATGATTGGATATACTATAACCAATTTGGAATAGTATTTTCAGATATTATTACAGAAGAACGTACCTGTAAATACATACCAGAATTCAGTATTTTATCTGAAACAGAAGGACAATTCACAGGGATCACTGATAAGAATAATGTTAGAATTTTTGAAAATGATATACTATCTGATGATGATATCATGTACATTGTGGAATGGAATCAACAAAATACTTGTTGGTGGATTAATCCAATAAAATCAATAAAAGAAATCAAATCAAAGAATGATGATCTTTTCATATTACTTACAACATGTAATAGCAAATTGGGTAATGGTTATTATTCAAGAAAAGATATGGAAATTATAGGAAATATACAAGATAACCTGGATATAACATTATAATATATAAATTAAGTATCTGATATATAGTTAATTAAGATTAATATATAAATATATATAATATATATATCATGATCTTGCATCTTTTTATTTTTATACATGAAAATCAGGTTGTTATCCTTCCTGATTTTCGTTTTTTATTTGATTAAACTTTATTAATCATTTTTTATATCATGAGTTATGTCAAAAATAGATATTGAATATATAAAAAGTAAGATTTCAGAAGTATTAAAAAATGCTCATTCTGATCCCCGTAAATTTCTAATTAAAGATTATAATGATAGAATAAATTTTGCTTGCCCAGTATGTGGTGATTCACAGAAAGATCCTAATGCAAAAAGAGCAAACATTTACAAGGATAATCCTACATTTATGGTTTGCTTTAATGAAGGTTGCAGAGCTAGTGTTACTCATCTATGTAGTGATTTTAAAGTTGATATTGGGTTAGAAGAGAAACAAGCATTATATGATTTTGCGGATTCTCATATGAAATTTGATAGGAAGAAAGATGTTTATATTCCTGAAAATTTGAACAAATTAATTGATATTGATGAATTTTCTAATTATGTTAATGAGCATTCAGAACATCAAATATCAAAATTTAAACCTATACAATTTAATTCCGCTGCATATCAATATTTGAAATATGAAAGATTAATTGAAGATTTTGAAAATATTTATGAATGCGATTATCATTTGACTGATAGATGGACTGAGAAATGTATTGTGATGTTGAATAAGTCAGGTAAAAAAATGTTGGGAATGCAAATTCGAAATATGAAGCCTGGTGATAAGAGATTTTTTAAGATTTTTAATTTTGAAAAAGTATATTCAATTTTACATCCTGATGAAATATTAGATGAATTAGAAATGTTATCTTATAATAAGCTTTCTAACTTTTTTAATATATTGAATGTTGATTGGAATGAACCAGTGACAATATTTGAAGGAATGTTAGATTCATTATTTATGAATTATGAAAAATCTCATAGTAATTCTATTGGAGCAATAGGATTAAATAGTATTGACACTGACTTATCATTTTTATTTGATTCTGACTTAGATATTCAATTCTTTTTAGATCAAGATAATGTTGGTATAAGAAAATCTCAAACTCTCTTAGATCAAGGATATAAGGTTTTTTTGTGGCAAAAATTGGTAGAAGATTTATTAAAAAATAAGAAAGATAAATACGTTGCTAAGAAATATTTAATTAAAATTAAAGATTTGAATAAATTAGTTCAGGAAATAAAAGATATGGAAAAATTCAAAAAAATAAATCTTCAAAAATATTTTTCAAATGATGTTTTTGATAAATTATATTTAGATGAAACTTTATATCCTAAACCAGAGTATTTTGGTAAAAAACAATACGATAAAAATAAATACAAAAAATAAAATGAATAAAGACATTGAAGAATGGAATGATTTTTTAAATGAGTTGGATAAATCAATTCTAAATATTTATAAAAAACATGAAAATAGTTTTGATGAATATGGAATTCATGGAAGACGTCACATATCAAGATCTATTATTTTTTCTGAATTTATGTCAAGATTTTATACAAAGGAATTAGGTAAAGATATAGATTTCAATGCAATAAGATATGCAGTATCTTTTCATGATAGCGGTAGAAAAGGAAGTGGAATAGATTTATGGGAAGATGATAGTGCAAATAATTGTTTAAAATACTTATTAGAAAATTCTTTTTATGATGAAGATAAATGTAAATATATTTCATCACTAATTAGTAAGAACTTAACAAATGACATAAATCATAATATAGTTTATGATTCTGATGTTTTGGATATTATGAGACCTTGCTGTGGACATGGTGAACTTGATAATTTTAGAAGAAGTGAACTTCGTTTTTTAGGGCAAAAAGATAATTTTTCCAATTATCAATTATATGAAGAAATAAGGGAAGAATTGATTTTAGATGCTTGGAAATTAATAGAATATACTGAATATAATGATGTATTATTTAATACTAATGAAAATAATCAACTTTATTCTATGATTAATATTATAAATAAAAATAAATTAAATTTTAATATATTTCATAAATATTTTTAATGAAGTATCAATATATTTGGTATATAGAAATAATTTTATTATATTTGCACAAATAATTAATAATAAATATGAGTAAACCAGAAAATCAAAACAAGATTAATAGATTTATTACCAATCAAAGTGTTAGATTAGTAGGAGATAACGTCGAAAATTGTGTTTTAGATACTAGAAAGGCTATTAGACTTGCAGATGAAATGGAATTAGATTTAGTAGAAATATCATCTAATAATAATATTTCTATATGTAGAATAGTTGATTATGAAAAATTTCTTTATGATAAAAAGAAAAAAGATAAAGAACAAAAGAAAACTCAAAAACAAAATCAGATTGAAGTCAAAGAGATTAGAATGACTCCTAATATTGATGAACATGATTTCAATTTTAAATTGACACACGCAAAAAACTTTTTATCTGAAGGAAATAAAGTATTATTATCAGTATTTTTCAAAGGAAGAGAGATAGTATATCAAGATCAAGGTAAAGTTAAATTATTGAAGTTTGTTGAAGAATTAGATGGAATTGGAATAGCAGAGTCTATGCCAAAATTAGAAGGTAAAAGAATGCAAATGACAATAAAACCAAAAAAAACAAAATAAATGGAAAAAACAGAAATGCTAAATAAGATTATTCATCTTACAAAAGAAACTGGTCAAGGCTTGGCACTATCAATCATTAGAGCAAAATCAAGTGAATATGCTAAATTAGTAGATGAACTTATTGAAGAAGGTAAAGCTGATATTTATGTTAAATCATTTTCATTCTTACCATCTGATGAATGGGTTGTTCCTGCTGGTTGTTATTTTGCTATTAAAGATGATGATACAACCCATCCAGGCGCTTTAATTTTTATTAGAATGTATCTTGGAAAGGAAGATTTAGGAATAGGAGTTAAAATATCTGATATGTTGAAAAACGTTGGTAATATGGAACGATATACTAAATGGCTAAAAGATAATGAAAATAAATTAATTGATTTGACTAATATGAAAGAAGTTGAATTAACATCAGAGCAATTTCAAATAGATGATGATACAAAAAAATGGATAACACAAAAAACTTGGTATATAAATAATGATGATGTAAAAACATGCTTGATTCAATCAACTAAGATGCTGAATGATGGTAATGATAAAAGTCAATTAGATTTATATAATGAGCTTATGCCTTTATATAATTCTGATAAAGAAAGATTTCATAAAGAAATTGAAGATTCCAAAAAAAAGATTAAAGAGATTAAAGATAGCATAAAATATAGAAAAATTACAAATAAATGGTTGCAAAATCAAACACAAACGGATAAAATTCAAACAATTATAAAATAAAAATGGAAACAAAATTAAGAAAAGACATTCCCGAAGAGTTTAAATGGAATTTGACTCATATTTACGAAAATAGATCAGATTTTGATAGTGATTGTAATAAAATTGTTGGATTCACTGAAAAAATTGAATTATTTAATGGAAAATTATCAAATCCAAAAGAACTGAAAGATTGCTTAGATTTAATGGGAGATGTAAGAAAAATGATCACAAAACTTTTTTGTTATGCTAACATGTATTTAGATCAAGAGCAAAATAATGAAGATGCAGATAAGTTGGTTCAGAAAGTGAAAGATGCGTCTGTTAAAATAAGTTCAAAATGCGCATTCATCACTGATGAAATTATTCATTTTGATGATGAAACAATTTCTATAATATTATCAAATGATGATTTGAAGCTTTATCATTTTGATATTAAAGATACCTTAAAAAATAAGAGTCATATTTTATCTAAAATAGAAGAAGAACTTCTTACTAAAATCTCGGATGTTTTTTCTACGTCAAGTGATGTTTATACTATATTCAAAAATACTGAACTGAAATATTCAACTGTAAAATTATCTAATGGAGAAGATGTTTTGGTTGATGATAGGAATTATAGAGTATTAATTGAGTCAAGTAATAGAGATGACCGTAAATTAGTTTATGATACTTTCTATAAGACATTTGATGAATATAAGAACACACTATCTAAATTGATGTTCAAATTTATTAAGAGTTCAACAACAGGAAGTAAAATTAGAAATTATAAATCATCTTTAGATCAATCTTTATCATCAGAAAATATTCCAACATCTATTTATGACGGATTGATTGAAAACGTTTCTAATAATCTTGATAAAATGTTTGATTATCTTAATCTTAGAAAAGATATTTTAGGATATGAAGATTTGAATTATTATGATTTGTATAATCCTATTGTTGATGATGTTGATTATGAATATTCGTATGATAACGCTAAGAAATTACTTATTGAATCTACTGCAATTCTTGGTGAAGAATATACAGATATTATGAATAGAGCAATAAGTGAAAGTTGGATAGATATTTATCCAAATCAATTTAAAGATACTGGTGCTTATATGAATGGTTCTGTGTATGATGTTCATCCTTATATTCTATTGAACTATAAAGGTAAATATGATGATGTTTCAACTATGCTTCATGAAGCTGGACACGCTGGACATTCTGTTCTAAGTAATGAAAATCAACCATACAATAAAGCAAGTTACTCAACATTCATTGCTGAAATTGCATCAACAACAAATGAGTTATTGCTTCTTAATCATATGCTAACTACAACAGATGATAAGCAATTGAAAATTTTCTTGTTGAATAATTATATTGAACATTTTAGGACTACTGTATTCAGACAAACCATGTTCGCTGAATTTGAAAAATTTATGTATGAATCAGTAGAAAATGAAGAGGTTCTAACATCATCAATGATGAATGATAAGTATTATGAATTACTTAAAAAGTATCATGGTGAAGATAAAAACATCATAAAAATTGATAAACTATATGCAAATGAATGGTCACGTATTCCACATTTCTATTATGATTTTTATGTATTTCAATATTCAACTAGCTTTATTTCTGCAGTTATTCTTTCGACTAGAATTTTGAATGGAGATAAAGAACAATTAGAAAAATATATGGAATTATTGAAATCTGGTGGTAGTGATTATCCTGTAGATTTGCTTAAAAAAGCTGGTATTGATTTGACTGATGGAGAATGTTATAAAGATGCATTCAAACAATTCTCTGATTATTTAGAAGAATTGAAATCTTTGCTTAAATGATAAAAGTTGGAGATAAATTATGTTGTTATAAATCTGAATGTGGTTCATCAATTTTAACTTGTGGTTCATTATATGAAATCATAAGTATTGATATTGATACAGATTATATGAGATTATGTATTTTAGATGATAATGATGAAAATTCATTTTTTACAATAAATAAAGATAACTTTGGATTGTCATATAAAAATTGGTTTTATCTAAAAGATATATCATATGAAAGAAAAATAAAAATTTTAGAAATAGAACATAATATTTAACATAAAAAATCTGAATTACTTTTGTAGTTCAGATTTTTTTATATACCTTTGTATTCAATTAATTATAAAACAATCTAAAAATTAAAAAAATGAATGAACAATTAATTTCTTTTTACAATGGTTATGTTTCAACTGGATCAAACATTGCTGAATATGCAGAGAAAAATGGCATTACACCTACTCAGTGCTTTCAATTGGTTACAATGGGTGAGTTTTATAGCAAAAACTAATTTCAATATTAGTTTATATAAAAAAACCAACATTAATAATGTTGGTTTTTTTTGTTTTTAATTCTTATATAGAACTTTGTGAGTTCGTCCTATGTGGGCTAATGGAGTGTCATTATAGAATTCTTTAATTTCTTTTGAGTGTAATTTATTATATATTGATTCAAATTTATCTAAAAATTTAATGTCATCATTTGATAAATTAAAAATGTTTGATAATTTGTTATATCTGTTGAAATTCTCAGATACCCAAATATTTCTACTTTTATTTGTGAGTATCATAATTTTACATTACCTTTTTTACTCTTTTATCACCACCTGTATCAAATACTGAATATGTTACATTCTTAGTTGATAATCTTAATTCTAAAAATTGATCCATTGCAGCCTTAACAAAATTAGGATCATCATCTGAAAAACCATATTCAACATTTATTCCTAATTTATTTGCATATTTATTAACTAATACATTAAAATCTTGAAGAGCAACTTTTTTTGATTCTTCTATTGGCATTATTCCATATTTTTCAATGAAATAATCAGATGATACAGTATAAATTGGACATAATTCAATATAATAATCAATTACTTGGTGAGATTCAGTTCCAAATATTTTGTGATATTTCAAAAGATTGTTTATCATTTGAGTTTTGAAATCAACATCTTTATTCACATTTTCAATTTGTAAATCTTTGAAATTTTCTAAACCATACTCATATATAAGCCAATATAACGCTTTTTTTATGTTTTTTGGCGAGTGACCTCTTGATGTTACAATAGAGAATATATTACCATTTATGATACATTCTATAAATGTTGTCCAAGAAGGTGCAAATTTCTTATTCATTACAGCATCTTTGAATGCAACGATGAATGTCTCATCTTTTAGTTTACCCCAATCTCTAAAATTTGCAAATGATAGTTGTCCTGACTTATACCGCCATCCTTCAGCACTTCTGACTTTAGCAAACATTTCTGTGTCTACTTCTTCATCAATCCATTCATTATTTACTAAATGTTCCATGATGATTTTAGTGTTTGTGTATAGCAAATTATCATCAATATCAAATGAATAATATTTGAATGTTTTCTCGTTAATTTTAGCGTTCTTTTTGATTTTTAAATTTTCAACTTTTGTATTCATTATATACCTTTTTAAGTGAGTTATTATAATTCCGAATACAAATATACAAATAATAATTTGAATAAAAAAATTATATGTTATATTTTTTTGAAGATAAGTGTATTTTTATTTCAGGAATCATATTCAAGTCTACAATCTCTTCTGTTACTTTTTTTATCCACATATTATTATCATAACCTTTATAATCTAAGTATAATTGAACAATTTCATTTAAATCAAATGGATTTACATCACTCTCAATTTCTTCTGAGTCTCCATTTGAATGAATCTGCATTAGTCTGTATTCAGGATCTTGTATAAAAGGCTCAATTTTATTTTCGTATTTTTCAAATTTTCTAATTTCCATATTTAATTATTATGTTTATTGTAGTATTTGTGTACTGTATAATTGAAAAAATTTCTAACTATTAAGTTAGATTCTATTGTATAAATCAATAATTTTTTAATTTTATCAAGAAATGTGCTTGTTGTTTCATTTTGAAACATCAAATTAGATAATGATCTTGTCATCAGTCCTTCTTCATAATCAAATCCTGTTATTATATTATCATTTATATGTTTTAAATCATATAATTCTTTAATTTGCATATCTTTTTCTATCATAATCAAATATTAAATTTTTTTGTTGAGTCATAAGATTCTATATTATTTATGAAATATATTAATGATTGATATTCATCTTTATCGAATGTGTAATCCCTGCTAAGATTGAATACATCATTGTCTGTTATTCCTATTTCTAATGCATCATTTCCAGTTTCAGTATAAGTATAAAAATCAACATATTCAGAATCTTTACATAAATTATTAAATTTTAAATATTCAGTAATCCATCCAAATGTATCATTTCTATCTGATATTATTTTTTTATAATTATTTATTCCATTTTCTTTTAAATATTTCTTATATTCTATCATTCTATTTTTTGATATTTCAAATTCTTCTTCATTTTCATTACTGTCAGTATATGCTATCATATTATCATCCCAAAAATCAGTTATTTTAACTATATCTTCTATTTCCTCATATATTTTTAAATATTCAATTGTATATTCTAATAATTCATCATACCTATCTACTATTTTAGATAATTTATCTTCCCGAATTACACTTTCATTTAATTGAAAAAATCTTTTAATTATCATTCAGTTAATTTGTCTTTTTTGTCAGTCCAAATATAATAGCCATTGAATTCATTGTCATATACCATATTACCTAATGTTGATATGACGTTTATTGTTGTGTCAAATGTTATTGTTTGTTGAAATGAATATTTAACTTTTTCTTTATCAATAAACGATAAAGGTTTCATCATAATACCAAAAACGTTTAATGAATCAGGTATATCAGAATAGAATTCTGATAATGCAAAAGTTACTAAATTTTCTCTAATATTTTCAATATCTTCTTTATCAAAAATACTACATTTAAATACTACTTTTTCTGTACCTAAAATATCTCCTGACATATCATTAATTTTGAATTGATGTTTCTTTTTATCCATTAAATCAATATATTGTTCATATGTTTTAAAATAATCAACAAGAGTTTTAGTATATTTAGCAGTAGCTAATTTTATGTTATAGAAAAATTCATCCAATTTTACATTAGGTATTTGAAATTCATATAATGGAGACCATTCTGTGAATTTTTTTATATTATTTATTTCATTTATCATTTTTGATAATTATTTTTTATATTCATATGAGTTGAATTCTTTTATGTGAGTTAGTTTTTTATATTCATCATCTTTTTCTTTTGCTATTAAATCATCTAATATATCATTTAATACAGTTCTTACTAAATTTTTATACTCAATATCATCTGTTATTATATTAGCACCTTTGTTTTTTATATCATCTAAAATATCATTAAACCTTTTAGAGTTTCTATAATATTTTTTCAATGCTTGTGATGTAGCTCCTTTATTGATATAAAAAATTATAATTGGATATAATTCAGAGAATATATCAGATCTTGCTTGCTTAGTTAAGTTAGAATTTTCCATATTCATATATATTAATATTTATTTTCTAAAAATGTTTTTTATATATAATGACATGATAACTAAATTTAAACTATTTGAAGATTCTGATAAAAAATTAGTTTGGAATATTCCAGTAAAAATGCCAGATTTTTATATCTCTCTTAAAAAAATTGGAATGCCAGATAAACAAATTATCGATTGGATAAGGCTTCGTAAGAATAAAGTTTTTTCAACTAAAGATACTAATACTAATTTTGAAACTATTTCATTAGTAAAACATCCAGAACATGAAGACTCATATACATGGTATTGGTATCCAACATCAGAAAGTAATGAATATAATATATTTATGGGTAAATTAGAATGTACTCCAGAAGAAATTCAAGAATACTATGACGATATTGAATTTAAAAAAAATACCACTAAATTCAATATATGATAACTAAATTTAAATTGTTTGAAACAATTAGTAAAGATGAGCCAGAAATTGGAGATTGGGTAGTATGTAATGAATCAGAGTTATATTCTTATTATGACGTTATTAATTTCACATCAAATAATATAGGTAAATATATTAGATATGATACAGATTTCATGGGACCATATGTGATATATTATGAAGAAATACCAAAAAATTTAGAAAAATATTTCTCGCACAATGAAAGAAATATGTCATTAGATGAAATAAAATATATATCAAAAAATAAAGAAGAATTAGAATATATAATACAAACAAACAAATTTAATTTATGATAATAAAATTTAATATATTTGAAAATTATTCTGATTATTCTGAGATTAGAAAAATTGAATCAACATTAGAATTGATGAAAATTTTAGATGCGAAATCTTTAGATAGTAGAAGCATGGAGCCTTCAATAAAAATGATAAATTTATTAGATGATGGAGCATATCCAAACATAAAATCTAAAAATGGACAGACTCCTTTGACTTATGCTGCTACGTTATGTTATCATGACTTAATTTATAAACTAATAGAAGTTGGTGCTGAAATAGAAGCTAAAAATGATAATAATGATACTCCTTTGATGAGATCAGCTATAAATAGTGATGTTGCATCAATGTTTGTGTTATTATCTGCTGGATCTTCATTATATTGCAAAAATAATCAAGGACATAAACCATTTGATTTTTTAACTGATTATGATATTAATAAAATAGCTATTAAATTTCCAGAAAAATATAAAGATTATTTAAAGAAAGATGAGTTTGATAATTCAGTAAAAAAATTTAATTTATAATATGAAACATGTTAAAATGTATGAAGAAAATAGTTATTCTATAATATTATTCAAAAATGAAAAAGAATTGAAAACATTATTATTAAAAAATGAAGATTTTTCAAAAGGTGATGTATTTCACGGTATAATTGATGTTTTATATAAAGATTATTCATCTGATATTAATTATGATGATTTTTTAAATTTGGTAAAAGAAAAATATGGAACATTACCGTGTTTTTGTGTTCTTCTTGGTAACTATAATGGACAAGTTTTTAATGGCGGGCATCTACAATATTATGATAATGGATATGCCAGTTCTAAATCAAAAGGTTATTATAACCGTGGTGGTAATCCTTATAATAACGTTGATATTCATGAAAAAATGATTATTTTGTTTGAAAAATTAAAAATATCAGAACATATTTCTAAAAAATTAGTATATGATGCATATTCAATAATGAAAGATTTTAATTTTGATAGTGTTAATTTTAATTGTTACAATGGAGATAACGGAGAATATAGTGAGTATGATAATGATAAAAATGAAGATTTAGATAAATTAGATCAAAGATGGTATGATATAAATGAAGATTTTATTGATGAATTTAATAATTATCTAAAATCATTAAATTTAGAAGGAGATTCAATATCAAAATTAATAGAGTTATCAAACAAAATAAATAAATACAATATATAAAAAGAGATGATTAATATCATCTCTTTTTTTATATGTCAGTTTAATATTTTTTATTTAAACCAATTATAAAATAATTGATATAATAAGAAACAATAAATATAATGACAGCACAAGAAAAGAGAGATAAAATAGCAGAATTAAAAACAAAAATTGATGTAACTAAGGCTGATTATGATAGAGCAAAAGCAATGCAATTAGCTTTGAAATTGGTTATTAACGGTACATATGGAGCATTCGCTCATCCTAAATTTGTATTGTCAAATTCTCATATTGCAAATGCTATTACTGCTCAAGGACGTGATGTTATAAATTATATGCTTAAAAAAATAGAAACATATTTCTATAAAGAATGGCACTTAGATGTAAAGACTCATCAACTACTTGGATTAGAATATATTGCTGAAAAAGATGGTAGTTTTTATTTATTAGATAGAAATGGAGATAATATTCATTATAAATATGAATCAGTTGATAATTTATTAGAAAAATTGAATTACTATCGTAATGATTTAGTTGAAGATAAAAAAGAATTAAATGGTTATAATGTATTATTTAGTAGATTTATTCATGATTTCTCTAATGTAACTCAGTTACCAAAAGATGTTCCAATTACAATTTACGGCGATACTGATTCATTATATATTTCATTCGCTCCTATGATAAAGTCATGTGGATTTAATGGAGATGAATTAGACTTCATTCTTCATATGGATAGAGTTTTTATAGAAAAAAAATATAATGGTTGGCTAGATGAATATGCTGCAAGATATGGAGTTAAGAATATACACAACTTTGAATTAGAAACAATTAATAGATCAGCATTACACATACAAAAAAAGCATTATATAAATAATGTAGCTTGGGAAGATGGCTTATTTTATGAAAGTATGAGTTATTTTTATCCAAAAGGTGTTGAAATTGTTAAATCATCTACCCCTCCATTTGTTAGAGAAAATATTTATGAGTTTTTGAGATATATATTTTCTAATCCTAATAATTTGAATATTAGAAAAATATTACTAATTGTGAAAGATTTGAAAAAACAATTCATGATGGCTAATATTGAAGATATTAGTATGACTTCAAGTTGCACTAATTATCCAATTAAAGTTATTGATGATGTTACTGATGTTTTATGTGTTAAGGGTGCTCACTTTGCAGTTAAAGCTGCAGCTTTACACAATTACTTATTAAATAAAAACTCTGAATATAAAACAAAGTATGATAATATTAGAGGAGGACGTATAAAATATTTTTATTGTAATCATGTTAAAAATAGCGTATTTGCATATCAAAGAGGATTATATCCATATGAAATATGTGAAAAAGAAGGTGTTAAAATAGATTATGATGAACAATTTGATGTGACAATGCTTCACATCGTAAATAGGTTTCTTGAACCAATTGGATTACCTACAATAAATAAAAGATTGTCAGTTTTGAATTCAATCTTTCAATTTTAAACAAATATTGTTGTTGATTAATTATCAAACAAATTATCATATTTATAATATATATTTAATAACGTAAAATAAATATGAAAAAAATAACAGGAGATAAATTTCAAGAATCATTTAAAAATGATTTAAGTAAAGTTAATAAAAATACAAATCATGAGCTTAGCTTTGATTTGTTTGGTGTATCACATAAAGAAGTTAAAGATATAGATTCTAAAAATAAGATAAATAATATTGATAGAAAAATAATTAAATGTGAATATATTAAATTAAAAAAAATAAAGATACCAGGACTTAATTGCTGTAGTGCATATCGAGGTGATTTATTAATAACTAATTTTAATAACTTTATAATTGCTGATGTTAAAAATTATTATGATATTAATAATATTATGAAATTTCCTAAAGATTTAAATAAAAAAAATTTTTTTAAAGGAGTGGATTCTAATATTAAACCATTAATTTTTTGTGAATTATTGAATATACCTATATTAAATAATTTATTTAAAAGTGAATCTGACTTCAATAAAATAAAAAACAATTTTAGTTTATTGACAAAAATTGGAAAAATAACTAGAGAAAAATGTATTGATATAATATCATTTTCGGAAATTGGTTATGCATATAAAGAAAAACAACTTGAGAATATTAAATATTTTTTATCAAAATCTGATAGTAGTGATGATATTTTATTTTTAAAAAAATTAGATATAAATAATTTTGTTAATTGTGATTACATAACAGTTAAGATGAGAATAGATGATAATGGTTATACTTATATTTATTTTTGTGATGATAAAGATGAATGTATTTATGTATTATCACAAAGAAAATATAACAAAAAACACGGATTTGTTGGAAATTGTTCTTTTTTATGCAGAAATATTGTACCAGAAATTGTCGTTGATTTGTCATCTTATGCATGATTAAATAATTTATATTATAATTAAAAACAAAAAAAACAAATAATAAATGCTAGAATTTAATAAAATATATCAGATGGATGTATTAGAAGGATTAAGAAAACTAGATGATAATAGTATTGATGCTGGAGTATCTTCACCACCATATAATAAACTTGGACTCATGAAAGGAAAAAAGCAAAAAGGTGGAGATTGGGATGGATATATCACATATGATAATTTTGAAGATAATATGCCTGAAGATGAGTATCAGAAATGGCAAATAGAAATATTAAATGAAATTCAGAGAGTATTAAAACCTGGTGGCTCATTTTTTTATAATCATAAAAATAGAAGATATGATAAAACAGAGTATTCTCCATATGAATGGGTTAGTAAATCAAATATAAATATTTATCAAACAATTATTTGGGATAGAAAAGCTGATGTTAATAATTCTTTATATTTTTTTCAACCAGTATATGAATTAGTATATTGGTTAACAAAAGATAATAAAAAAGCACCAATTTTCAATAAAAGAGATTTGATTGAACAAAAAAGTATTTGGAGAATATCACCAAAAATGAATATTCCTCATCCAGCTCCTTTTCCAGAAGAATTAGTTGAACATTGTATAAATGCAACTACTAAAGAAGGAGATGTAGTATTAGATCCTTTTATGGGAGTAGGCACAACTGCTCTTGTTGCAAAAAGATTAGGTAGAAAGTATATCGGTTTTGATATATCAGGAGAATATATTAATATTGCTGAAAAAAATGTAGAGGAAGGCAAAATTAGAAAAAAAAATGAAATGTAATGAAAGAAAAAGTCACTGTAGAAAAAGAAAAGAAAAATGTTGAATTTGTTTTTGAAAATTCAGAAGATTTTAATAAATATACAGGAAAAATTAAAACATCTGAAATAGATACTGAAGATTGTATATTAACTATTTATAAAAAAGGATCAGTCGTTAGAAAACTTCGTAGAATAGGAATCAATGAAAATTCAACAAAAAATATTAATTATAGAGAAATAATTTAAAAATGAGCATAAAAACAACACATATAGTAACAAGAGAATTCGCAATTAATGCAATTATTAAAAAACAATCAGATCTTTATAATTTATCTGATGAAGATCTTTCAAATTTATTAGAAGAAAGTATTCATAATGGTTTTTATAATTTTATCATTGTTAGTGAATCTGAAATGATAGAAAACAAAAATAAAAATTGTTCTAGTCCTTATTTGGATGATATTTATTATTTACCAGAAAGTAATGATGCTTGGTAATAAAAAATCCACAATTTATTGTGGATTTTTTTATATATAATTATTATAAAATAATTTTTAATATGAAATTTTTAAAACATTATGAAGATTTAAATTCTGGATTTAACGTAGGTGATTATGTAAGATGTCATGAATTGACATATTCAAAAGATTTGAAAAACTTTTTTGAGAATAATATCGGAAAAATTGAATCCATAGATTATGATAAACATGACAATTTTAAATATTATAATGTCAAATTTGAAAATATTCCTATTGAAATATTAGATTATATAAAAAAATATTATACTAGTAACTTTGATTATACTATGCCGTTTTCTGATGCAGATTTAATATTAGCTACACCTGATGAAATTAAAGAACAGAAAATTAAAAATTTATCTGATAAATTTAATATTTAAATAAACTTATTATTGCATTCATTCCATTTTCATTTATATTTCTTGTTCCAATTCCTGCAAATTTTTCAGTTAATTTTGGAATACCTTCATATATTTCAAATGCGTTTGACTCATAATCAAAATAATGCCACTGGTTCACATTTTGCTCAAATAAATATACTGGTTTGTGATTGTCAATCGCACAAGAACAAGCATAACCTGTTCCACCTCTGACATTAGTTTCATTTTCAAGAGTACCAATTGCAAATATTGTATCAGAACATTTTACTTGAAACCAATCTCTTGATATTAGATATTTTACATATGAAGAAATATTCTTTATGTTTCTATTTAGTCTTTCATTAGCAATTTTTATATGTTCATAACCTTCTTTTATCTGATTTGTTGATAGAATATATTTATTATCTGATTTTGTGTTATGTCCTTCAAAAGAAAAAGATATGACTTTTATTCCTTTTTTAATTGATTCTTGCTCAAATATATAATCTGATCCAGATGCACCTCCGCTATAGCATGTTTTCATATTGACTTATTTATATTAATTAATTTTTCTTTTCTTTTATGTGTAATTAGGTATTTGTTGAATATGTCTTTTTTATTATCCCAATAATCACTTGTCTCTCCAATATTATCATTTTCCATTAAAGAGTTATATCCAGACACTTTTTCATATATTTCACATGGATTATAAAGACATATATCATTTATATAATCTGATTTATGATAATCTATTATTAATTTTATATAATTTCCTGTTCCAAAATTTATATCATTTAAAATATTTATCCAATTATTAATAGGTTTTATGATTTTATATATGTGTATTGCATACGGATGAACAGAAATTAAATATTTTTCGTTTAATCCATAATAATCTCTATAGCTCAAGTTATGAAATTTTGTTTTTAACATTTCATCTATAATTTTAATGATATCAGTTTCTCTCATTTGTTATTATTATTTCATTTCTAAAAATAAAATTATCTCCACTATATTTATTAATATTATAATCTTTATATAATTTTCTTATGAATTGGTTATCCTCATATGATATAATAACTTTTCCTTTGAGCTTATCAATTTCATTTTTTAGTTCTATATGAAAATTTTCATTATAATTCTCACAATTTTCATATAAAAATTCTTTTTTATAATATGGAGGGTCTAAATACCAAAAAATATTTTCAGTATTATACATACTGAAAATTTCTTTATAATCTAAGTGATGAATTATATTAGCATCAATTTTTTTATCATAAGTATTTATGTCATTATAAATTGAAAAATTAGGTTTAATTTTTAAATAATTAAAAACACAGTAGTTACCACCAAATGGCTCACAATACATATCAATTTCATTAGGTATGAAATTTATTATAAATGAGTCATATAACTCTTTCTTTTTATATCCAAATATCATTTCTATTATTTTATTAATGATAACCATTCATTGAAAAAATTTCTAAAATTTTGATCTCCTCCAAGCTCTCTTTTAAATATCTCAAACACTTTACTATCTTTGTATAGTCTATGTTCAATACTTGGAACTTCTTCAATATTATTATTAGTTATTTTTATTTTTTTAAAGTTTAAAAATTTTTTAAATCCAAATGGTTCATCTGATAATATACGATAATCTGTATTACCATTTAAAACTCCATTTAATTCACTATCAGATAGAATTTTCAAATATACAGAAGCATCTGCCAATGCTGCATATTCAATATTTTCTAAATTTTCTGGTAAAAATACAGAGAATTCTATTTCTGCTTCATCATTAACGAATCCTCTATTTTCAAATTCCTCGTCTATCTTCTTTTGTTCATTTTCAGGTAAATCATCATATTCGTATCCATTATCATCTAGAAAATCTTCCCATGACTGTTTTTTTCCAACTTCAACTCTATTTTCAATAAAATTTGTTTCATCTGACAGTAACAGATGCTGTTTTTTCATCCAATCAAATACATTTACATTAATATCAAATCCGTAATTATTAAACAACTCTAAAACTTTAGAACCTAATTTTAAATCTAATTCTTTATTGCCTATTTTAATTTTTGGCTGTAGTATATTATTAACACTCCATTTATCAATTTTTGAGAATGGTACTGTTTTTATTTCTTCGTTAAATCTTTTTATTTCCATAATTTCCTTGTTTTTTGTGAAAGTATATATTAATTTTTTGATGAATTTTTTTTTATATATACTTGAAAATATAATATAATATTAATGAAAATCTACTCTAATGAATATATTACAGATTTTAACAAATTAAAAAATTCTGTTATAGGGTTTGAATTTGAATTTTATACCGATAAATCATATTTTAAATTAATTGAATTATTAAATAATACTCTTGCTCCTATTCAGGTACATGGTTATAGAAAATATCACTCAACTTTTACTCCAGATGAAAATAATTTTAAAATTGAACCAGATTTATCAGGTGGTGCTGATCTTGTAGAATTAATTACTGGACCAATACCTTATGTAAATTCTAAAATAATTTTATTGAAAATTTTAAAAGTTCTTGATAAATATGCTAGAACTGATGAAAAATGCTCTATTCACATCAATATATCTTTTGATGATATAGGTAATGGTAAAGTATTAGATAATTTAAATAAGTTAAAATTAATTTTATCTGTAGATGAAGAACGAATATACAACTTTTTTCCTGAAAGAAAAAATAATATCTATGCAAAAAGTGTTAAAACATTAATTCCATTCAAAGGTTTTGATTTTTCTACTAATGCAGTAGATATATTACAGAATAATGTACAAATAGGAAATACTAAATATTATGGAATAAATTTTATACCAGCAGAAAATATTGAAGCATCTGGACAAAGATTAGAGTGGAGATATATTGGAGGAGATAATTATAATCAGAAATCATCTGAGATATTATCATTAATGGATTATTTTATAGCAATTACTTGGAATTGTTGTGATGCTAAATTGGATGATAATGATTTAAAAAAATTACAAAAATATTTATTTGAAAATATTAATATATTCAAAACATTTTCAAATTATAATGATTTTATTGCAGAATTTCCAACAATTGATATTCAAGTAGATAAATTGAATGATTATAGTATAGTGAAAGCTTATTATGATACTATTTATACTAAGATATTTGACATGGTTAGAAATATTTATAATCTTAAAGATTGTATTATAAATTTAGATACTGAAGTTAATAGAATTGAATTGGTTGATGCAACTTTTAAAACAATATTTGATTTATATGATTTAGATTTTATTGAATGCTCTATGAATAATGGTAGATATACAAGCTGTAATTTTATCTCATCAGAATTAGTTAATGGTACTATTCATGGCGGAGAAATTTCTGATACTGATATATTGAATTCTAAAATTGAAAGTGCTACGATTGATTTAGATTCAGAAGTTAGTGATTGTTATTTATATCAATGTATGATTAACTGTAGAGTAAAAGGAAATTCTGTTATAAGAATGTGTAAGCTTGGACCAAATGCAATTATAGATGATTCTGTTAAGATTGCAACTGATACTAACAATTATTTTCACACTACACCAACTGGAGAAGATATTAAAAAAGGACCAGAAGATTTGAAAGATATGAAAATACCATTCACAAAAGGAAAAAAATGGTAATATGAAAATAGAAAAATTTAATGAAAATAATAGAGAAGATTATGACAATTTTGTAAATAAAGTTAAATCTTTGTTTTTAGAATTATGGGACGATAAATTAGGAATTTCAAGTTTTAAAATAGATACTAATGTCAGATTTAATCTATCTTTTAATATTAGTATGTCTATTACGAGTGATAATTTTGTAGAATATAATGAACTGTGTAATGTTTTAAACGATTCTGATTCAAGATTTCAATTAATTTCTGGCGTTATGTATGCAAGCATAACAGATTTTAATAAACTTATTGATAATATTAAACTATTGCTAAATTCAAGAAAATTTAATGTATAATAATGAAAATAGATAAATTCAATGAAGGTTTTTTTAGTAAAAAAGATAAAATTTCATTGAAAAAAATAGGAGATTCTAAAGTTATAGATGATAGGATAAAGAAATGTGAAGAATATATATCTTTATTAAAAAAAACATTTTTTAGTGATTTAAAATGCTTCATTAAATACGAATATTTTGAAGAATATGACAATTTATTATTAATAATTAATGTTTCAGATAAGATAAGTAATTTTTCCAGTGATAAATTAAGGTTATCTAATAATTATAATAATTTTAAACTATTTTTGACTTACATAGAAGACCGTTGTGATTTCGTGATATATCCTGGGAGTAATTCATCAACAAAAATTTCTTTGACATTTCATAACAATGTTGAAATATGTTTAGATGATTTATACACAAAAATAGATTCAAAAAAATTCAACATATAATGGAAATAGATAGATTTCAAAGTGAAGGTAAAAATTTAGCTGATGAAGCTAAAGAATTATTTTTAGATTTATGGGATGATTCGTTAAAATTGTATCAAATGACATGCTATTCTTATATAGATACATCTGATAATATTTTTTATGAAATAAACACTAAAACTCGTGTAGCCATTACAAAAGAATCTTATATTGATTATAAAGATATGTTTGATCTTATTCTAAGATGCGGAGAAAATTTTAAATATGAAAAGGATACATTACTGGTAAATTTTGATGATATTAAACCTTTTATAAAGGAAATGAAAATATTAAAAAACTCAAAAAAATATAATTTATAATGATTACAAGCTTTGATACTAAATCAACAGATCATAATTTTTATTTTCCATCTGTTGCAGGGCCAGAAGGTAAAATTCCTTTTGCTGGAACTAATTATGGGGAGGAACCAAGGATAAAGAACTTCAAGCAATATTTTGGAGAATATCGAAAAGGATCTGATAAATTTGGCAAATTAGTTGAAAGAATAATGGAATTTTTAAGATTACCAGAATTTAAAGATCGTCTTAGTGAGAACGATGGACTAAAATTTTTAATTTATGACTTTGAATCAAGATCACATATTAAAGTAGAAAAAATTAAACAATTATTAAGTAATGATACAAACCTTTATAGCTTTGATATTAAGATAGATGATAAATTCATAACATTTTCTAATATAAACAAAACTAGAAAAGGTAGATATGTATCAGGTAGAAAAGATTAAATCATATGATAAAAAATTATAGTGACTATTCTCAAAAATTAAAAACTAATAATTTAGCAAAATCTATATGTGATACATTTACATCTGATACTAATTTTAAAGATTTTGATTGTTTAATATATAAGGATATACCAACAATATCAAAAAAAGATTATTCTTGTAATATAGAATTCTTTACTAAAGATGAAAAACAGTTAATATATAATTTAGATATTAGTTTTTGTTTAGATTCTGATAATTATTATATAATATGGATTCGTGATTCTTGGGTAGATTTAGAATATAAATATTTGAAAGTTTTTATGATTTTCATTCAATTCTTAATATATTCATTTCATATAATTTCTGGTGGTAGTAAATCATATTTTTCATTTCAAGGTAAATCAGATGATGTTAATGATTTGGACGAAATAATAACTAATATTAACCCTGAAAGATATGAAATTTTTAAACAATCAAAAAAATTTAATGTATAACTTTTTAATAAATATTTATGAATAAAAATTTAACTTTTGTGATATTATTATCAATTGCTGCATTATCACTAGCAGGTACTGCAGCATATTTTTCGATATTTGGATTGACAAAATTATTTGCATCTGCAGGATTAGGTATAACTATATTAGCAGCAGCTTTAGAATTTTCTAAGTTAGTCACAGTATCTTACGTTTATCGTTATTGGAAAAATATAAAGCCAATACTAAGAGCATTCTATGTTTTTGCTGTTGTGTTTATTATGTTTTTGACATCAGTAGGTATATATGGATTTTTGACTGGTGCTTATCAGCAATCTGCCAATAAATTAGAAAGTAGAGATTCTCAAATAAAAATAGTTGAAAGTAAAAAATCACTATTTAAAGTTCAGTTAGATATGATAAATAAATCTATTGAGAGTTCAAATAATAGAATTAATACATTATCTGGATTGAGAACACAGCAAGAAAAACGTTTAGATGATTTATATACTAAAAAAAATAATAGTATCGCAAAAAGTGCAGAAAGTCATATAACAGGATCAGATAATCAGATAAATATGATTAATTCTGATATCACCTTAAAAATGAAGCAAGCAAGTGTATATAATGACTCTATTTCATATTACGAGCAGAAGATTATTAATCTTAAGTCATCTGATGCAACAAATGAAATAGGTCCTTATAAATTTGTCGCAAAATTAACAGGAATACCTATTGATAATTTAGTTAATATAGTAGCATTACTTATTATATGCGTGTTTGATCCATTGGCGATTACTTTATTAATAGGTATTAATCAATTAACAGAAAAAAAGGAGGACGATGAAGTTGAAGAAGATGAAGAAGTTGAAGAAGTTGAAAAAGAAAAATATAATAAAATAGTTATAGATGTTATAAACTATATTATTAATAATCCTAAATCTTTTGATATAAATACCAATATTGTAGAACCTATTGTAGAACCTATTGTAGAACCTATTGTAGAACCTATTGTAGAACCTATTGTAGAACCTATTGTAGAACCTATTGTAGAACCTATTGTAGAACCTATTGTAGAACCTATTGTAGAACCTATTGATTATATGGATGAAATATACAATGAAATACGTGAGGAATGGTATAATGAAGAATTAGAATATCATTTTGATAAATTGAATAATACTGAATTGGATGAAGAACCATTGGTAGAGGAATTAGAAGAATTTATGACTTTGTTTGATAATAATAATAACAACGATGATGATCTTATAACAGTAATAAAAAGAGATGATTCTATAACTGAGTATTACTACGAAAATAATAAAAAGAAAAAACCACTCAATTGAGTGGTTTATTTTTTTATCTATCCATAATGAACCAGCCTGTGTTTGTTTCTGATCTAACTTTTTCTACTATAGCATCCATTTTTTCTTTACCTTGAGTAATCATATCAGCAGCGTTATATTGAAAACTTCCAGGCATATTGAAATTGAATCTTCCAACTGCTTGACCCATTCTCATTTGACATAATCCAATAAGATATTGCTTGAAATATACATTATCAAAAAGTTCTTCTTCTTCAATTCTTGCATATATCTCTAACATCATATCAGTATCAATCATAGTTAATAAATTTAGATGCTTATTTATGTGATTAAAATTAAATCTTAATGTATTAGTGGTCATTTTATTTATTTGATCTGCAAATGCACTAATAACTGATCTATATACTCCTAATTCACCTGCTGTTGTTACAAAACTTGTTAAAAATGGTTGATTAGTTACACCAAGATTTATTGATAATTGCGGAGCTTGTATACCAAGTCTAAACATATTAGGATTATCTATCTTTACAATTCTAACCAAATCTTCAACTTCTGGAGGTAAAACAATCGTTTTATTTCTATGATATTCATCCGTGTATATGAAATCTTTTTTTAGATAATAAAACATTTTTATTTTAGAGAATTGATAGTTTTTATAGAACCAATCTAATGCTTCTTCTCTAACTAAACGAATTATTTCCATGTCAGGTAAAATTTTATCAAAAAGTCCTGATATTGTCAAATCACCTTGAACTATATCGACTAATTGATCAATTGTCATTGCCATAATTATATATTATTATTTTTTATTATATATAAATTTTAAACTTTAATAAATTAAAAGTAAATTCATATTCTTATTTCATTATTATATTTTTTGATAACATATAGTATTTATGTGTAGATATTTATCATTATATATATTTCAATAATGATTGCTACATGTGCTAATTCCCTGAGTTTTTTGATATTCACAAATTTATATATAAAAAATAAGTTAATAAATTATATATATAAATCTATGAAGATATTTAAATTTGAAAATTTTGCTATAAATGAAAATATATCACTAATTAATCATGACGGAATATTATTAATCGTTGATGTTCAGTCTAATTTTAAGAAATATTTTCCTACTGATCCTAATGGTTTCATTAAAAAAATTGACAAATATTGTTTGGATTTTCCATCAGATGAAACAGGAAAAGGAGTGTATCAAATATGGGATTCAAATCAAGGTTCTAAGCCTACTTATAAATTTAAAAATGAGATAGATTTGATAGAAAAAAAATATGGAGTTAAAAAATTTTATTCTAAATATAAAGGAGGGTTTAAAGAATGGATAACACATATTTTTGATAAAAAAACACTTGAAGAATTCAAATCAAGAAATAATGTATTTAAGAAAGGAGATGCATTTAGATTAAAGGAACAAAATGAATTCTTAATATATATAGGAAATAATCATCAATGGTTTTATGTCAATGATGAATTGGTAGAACTATTTAAAAAATTAAGAAATAAAAAGGTTATAATATGTGGAGGAGCAGAAGATGAATGCTTAGACGATGTATATATAGCATTAAAGTCGTTTAATGTTAATGTAATTAAAAATCATCAATATATCTATAGTGCTGAAACAGGTAACTATTTGAAGAAATAAAAAACAAATAAATTAAAATGTTAAATTCAATACTAGCAGTAAATATCGTCAATATATTTCAAGATTATGGTTTTATAATTACAGTTTTTTTAATAATAATACTAATTGCATATATGTTGATAAATAGTTCAGCAAAAAGAATAAAAGAACAAGAAGATAAGATTGATTCATTATATAATAGATTGGATAATATGATGAAAAAAATGCCAAATGATGACCATTCAGATTTACCAGCAAAATTCATGAATTTTGCTGAAAATGCGAATAAAATACAAATACAAATGTACCATTTGTTGCAAATATTTGATAGTGAGAGAATATCAATTTTTGAATTTCATAATGGAGGTAAAAATTTAGCAGGAATAGAATTTAAAAAATGTAGTAATACATACGAAGCAGTATCATTAGAAACTAAACCAATGATAAAAGAGATGCAAAATATGCCATTGAGTATAAATCCTCTTTGGAATCGAATATTAGCAACAAGAGAAGAAATTTTTATTCCATTAGTATCTAATTTGAAAGACCAATTTTTAAAAGATTATTTAACATCATTAGGAATAAAAACTTACTATTCAACAATTTTAGAAGATTATGATAATACTCCAATTGGATTAATAACAATGGAATATTATAATCACACAAAAGAATTGACAACTGAACAATTTTCTGAATTTGCTGAAACAGCCATAAAAATAGCGGTGTTAATAAATAAAAAATAATTCATAAGAGTATGAATGAAATAGTTATCTGTGTATTTATTACTTTAGTTATTGTTGTATTTATTATTATTAGAAAAAATCATAATGCTAACAAAAAAAAATATAGTTCAATAATCGAAATTTTATCAAAAAATATTGAAAAATTATCAAATCATGAAGATTTGAATTATATGAAAATATTAAAAGAAACTAGTGATATGTTTTCTAATGGCAAAGATTATAACGGTAATGAGTCATCATACAATTCACAATTTAATTATATGAGTTTTTTTAAATATAATTATAAAAACGATTATATATCATTAGATTTATTGTTTACAATTAATAATTCTGGTGTAGTTATTGATAATTTTTTATTAGATGATTTAACCGTTACTGCCAATATAATATCATCATCTATTTTAAAAAGTGATGACAATTTAAATTATATATTTATTGATGATATTAAATCAATTAAATATAACAAATCTATATATAGTATTATAAAAGAAAGAGATATATATAAAATATACTTAAAAAAGAATTATGAAGATTTAGAATATGCTGAATCAGATTGCTTAGGCTTTTTTTATGCTACATATTCAGATGATTATATCATATCAGATAATGAGGAAGAAGTGCTATCAGATGTTGTTTCACAAGTAGTAGAATTGATTTAAATATTAAAATATATTAAATATTTATAATCCTTGATAATATATGTATCAAGGATTTTTTATTAGTCTAAAATGTTGTATCTTTGTACTATAATTAAAAACAAAGATATGAAAAAAGAAACTCTTTATCAGTTTGAAAATGTCGAAGACATTAAAAATTTCATAGTTGGAGGTAATGCAATTTTAACATTAGAAAGCAAAGTGACTGGTAATTGGTTTACTTATAAAGTCAGAAAAATGAAAGATGATGATGAAAAATCACCATTATTTGTATATGTACTTACAGGAAGCGATAATGAAGGCGCATATACTTATATGGGTGCTATTTTTAATTATATTACATTGAGGTTTAAATTAACTCAAAAATCTAAAATTGGTACAGATGCATTATCTTACAAAGCATTCACATTTTTCTTTAACTTACTGATGATGAATAAAACTCATAAAGATATGGTAATATATCACAAAGGAATTTGTGGAAGGTGCGGTCGGACGCTCACCACACCAGATAGTTTATTAAGAGGTTTAGGACCAGAGTGTTACTCTTTGACTAATAAAGTTTATGAAGTTGGTAATAAAAAATTAAATAGAAAGATTATCAAGTATGCATGATTTGATATAGTAACCTTTAAATTTTTTGTTTTTATCGCAAAAAATAAAAATATGGCATTGGACTAAAATGTTATTAATTAAAAATAAACTAATAGTCTTTTTTCTTATATTATAAGAAAAAGACTATTTTTTATGTGGAAATTCCTTATTATATCACTTTTTTTCAACGTAATATTATTTTCTACTTATAAAACATTTGGATTTGAAGTGACAATTATATTTGCGTTAGCTATTATATGTTCAAGCCTTATTAATCCAACAATTTTAAATAAAAAGAAAAAAATAATTCAAAGACCACCCCAACAATTTTATTCTGCTAATAAAAAACAAGTTAGACGTTAATGCTAAGAGATTATCAAAAATGCGCATTCAATAAAATTATTGAATATGATAAATCTATAATAATATGGCCAAGACAAACAGGAAAGAGTTTATTAATAAATAAAATTATAGAAAATTTTGTTTTAAATAATAATAATAAGATAATGTTATTTATTACTGATTTGAAAAGTTATTTTAGTAATTCGATATCAAGAATACAAACAGATATAGATAATGTTGTTGTTAGATATAAAAAAAATGATATTAATTTTATAAATAATAACAAATTAATATTTTTATCAATAAAAGATGATATACCAACAATATTATTAAAATATAAACCAGAATTGATAGTATATGATGGTTATATGGGTGTGTATAAGGATGTTAATAAATTTTTAGAATTTAATTCATATTATAGTATTATAAAGTGTAAATTAGTTTTTACTTTTTTTTATAATATAGATTTAATCAAGACTGCAGATTGTAATAATGATTTTTATATAAATATATTTCCATATGATAAAAATACTAAATCTATATTTGATTCAATCGACTCCAATCTAAATTCTGATGTATTAAAAGACTTGAGTTATAAATCTTGTTATTTATTGGATTATTATGATGAATCATATATTAGAAAACAGAAAATACAAGCATTAAATAGTTTAAATTCTATTTAATACTTGTATTTTTTTATTCCTGATTATTGAATTGCTTTTTTTGCTCCATTCATTCATATCAAAATATTCTTTACCATAAATACACCAGTTATTATAATACCAACCAGTAGAAGGTTTTCTAGATATACATGATGAACCGTAAATATTATGCTCTTTTCTATTGCGATAATATGCAATTATTATATCAAGATTATTGTGTTTATTATTTATTATAAATTTAATATCTTTATATTTTTTGTATTTTTTAGGAATTTTATACCAAAAATTGTGTTCAATGATATTTTCCCAATTAGAACAACCATCTTCTTCTATTACTAAATAATTTATTCGGTTTTCTACTATTTTATAAATTTTCTTCATTTATTACTGAGAATGACATTTTTTTGTTTATTTTTAATATTCTATCAAAATAACTACTCATTGGAGAACTTTCAGTGAAATATACTTTTGGATCCAATATAATTATATTAAGATTAAATTCCTTAGTGAAATCTTTAAGAACTTTCAAAGCAAATTCAACATTTACTGGACCCATACTTGAAAATACTTCATCTAAAAATAAAATATTAAGTTTTCTAAATTTTAATATTAATTTTAAATAAGATAGAGCTATACCAATATTTATTTTCTTTGATTCACCCATTGATAAACTTTCTGAATGTATCTCAGTAGTTAATCTTTCATATATTTTGACATTAAAATTTTCATCTATTTTTACACTATATGTAGATTTCATGTCATCTAAAATTTCTTTTAAATAAACATTTATAGGTTTTACTATATTTTTAACAATACTTTTTCTAACTCCATTAGTAGAAAAAACTATTTTTAATTCTTCATACACCTGATTTTTTCCTTTTATTTCTAATATTTTTTCGTTATTTTTGATATTATTATTTTTAAGTTCTATAATGTTTTTTTCTAATTCTGAAATTGATACATGTTCAGTTATTTCTATTAAATCTGATATTTTTTTAGTTATTATTTTTAAGTCAGAAATCAAATTGTTATATACTAAACTTGTTATATTTTTCTTTTTGTATAATGAATCTCTATTGTTTGAAATCTGAGTCAATTTTAATGTCAATTCATTTTTTTCTAAATTTAGTTTTTTGAATTTTTCTTTTTCAATTATAAATTTAGAATTAATTTTACTCAAGTCATGCTTATGATTTTCATCACTCAAATTAGTACTACATAATGGACAAGTTCCAGATTCATATATCTCAAGTTTCTCCTCTATATTTTTTATTTCAAATTTTATTTCAATGATATTATTAGATATTATATTTCTTTGATTCTCAAAATCCTGCCTTTCTATCTCTAATTTTTTAAATTTTTCTGCATATGATAGCATTTCTTTTTTAGAATTTATATATGGTTCTCTTTTAGAATTTTTTTCTATCTCTAATTTTTCTTTTTCTTTCTCCTTATCTAATATTCCACTTTTTTTTATATTTTCAATATTTTTACTCAGTGTTATAATCGTTTGATTATTAGTTTCTATTATAGATGATAATTTTAATTCTTCTTCTTTGTTTTGCCTAATTAATCCGTTACTTAACGATAGATATTCATCTAAGTCTTGTAAATTGAATAATCTATTTATTATACTTCTTTTTTCCTCAGGATTTAAGTCTATGAAATTTGCAAAATCAGATACTGACATAGATATAAAACTCTTGTATGTATCATAATCAAATCCTATTAATTTATCTCTATCTTCTTTTTTTAAATTTTTAAATTTCCTTGTTTCATCTACGTCATTAATAAAAACTTTTGCATGATTTGGCTCCAAACATCTCTGAATTCTGATGTTATCAGACATATTATTGACAAAATGTATTTCAGTTTCTAAATTCTTATTAATTCTATTGGATAATATTGCTTGTGGAACTCTTTTTCCGCTTTTTCCTCTTACAATACCAAATAGCGAAAAATCAAATGATTGTTGAAAAGATGACTTACCACCACCGTTATCTGCTGTTAATAATATTAAATCAGATGAATTATCTTCAAATTTTACTGATTGTGTGTTGTTTCCAAATGATTTGAAATTTCTAAGAGATATGGATTTAATTATCATATATAATTATATAATACTATAATAAAAAAGTTTTCTATAAAAAATGTTAATATTATTAATAATATTATTAATAATATTAATTTGAACAATAAAATATTTATATATAAACTAAAAACAACTAAAAACATGAAAACAATAAAAACTTATTCAATTGATGAAACGTTGTATAATGCTTTTGATACATTAGCGACAGAGAAAAATATTAATAAAAGTTCTTTTTTTGAAGATGCTATTAAAAAATATTTAAAAGAAAATAATTTAGAAATAGTCGGAGAAGATTATAGATTAAAAACAAATGATGCATATATTGTAACAATTCTATCTCAAAATGATAAAATGTGTAATTTGAGTAATGGAGATAAAATTCAAAGAGGACTATTTTATGATTTGTTTATGCCAGTTGATGGTGTTGATCCAGATGAATTTTTTGGTCGTAGTAATAAAGTATTAGAAGAAGTATTTAGTAAAGTTAAAACATTAAATCCAGATGAAGTAGGAGATATTAATTGTGTTCCTACTAATGAACTTTATAGAAAAAGTTTGTTTAATTCGATTAATTCTGAAACTAAATCTGATAATTGTATAGTGTCTATAATTAAAGAAACTGCAGAAGATGTAAAGGAATTATTTAATATGAATCATAATTATCATACAAAAGAGTATTTTAAATATACAAAACGTGAAATATGTGAAATAATAATTAAATTAAAGAAAATGAAATTTGATATGGATAATTCATCAGATAATTTGAGAAATTTGTTAGTAGATATTTATGTGATTTATAAAGACACTATTATAGAATAAATAAAAAGAGATTCATTTGAATCTCTTTTTATTTATTTCAATTTCTCAAATCTCCATTTAAAGTAATAATAGTCATTGTTTTCTATATGATAAGTATCTTCATTTACTTTCATTATAATATATGGCTTGTTATTACTATTGATATTATATCCTAAAATCTCAACTACTTTATTTTCATTTATTTCGTATAATTTACCAATATTATTTTTTACTTTAGTTTCATTTTTCATATTTTTATAAAAACCTTGATCTGGAATGAACCATTTTTCCAATTTCTTATAAAAATAATTACTTAATTTTAGTTTATACTCACTATCAAATCTATATAAGTATTCTGGATCAAAATATACTTCAGATTCAAGTGTTGGCCTTATTAATCCATTATAGTTTCTGAACACTCCAAAGTATTCTTCTTTATCAAATTCAAATGATATAAACACATCTAATTTTAAACTATTATTTTCATATATTCTTAAAATTTTGATATTATCGTATAATTCGATATCTTCTAAAAAAGGATTACTATCTTTATAAATTAAATTATTTTGACCACGTAAGCTTTTTATTACTCTATCTAAATTCGATACTAATCCAGATTGTCTTGCATAAAAATCAGTGTAAGGACTGTCTTGATAATTATAATATGAAGCACCTGGATCCATAGCAAATGCAAAGTCTCCTCCCCCTCCAGCTGTACCCATTGGTTCGATTCCGAATTGAAATTGTTGAAATTCAGAATCTTCTGTTATAAGATTTGCTTCCTTTAAAAATGAATATCTACTATATTTTAATACTTTCATAATGTTATATATAAATTTTTAGATTTATTATTTTAATATATATTTAAAGGAATAATTAATATTAATATATAAAGATAAAAAGAATATTTATGTCAGAAGAATTAGATAATAATCAAGAAAATAATAAAAATATCAATAATAATAAAAAATTTGATATTGTTGAAAAATATCAATTTAAAGATGATTCTGCTGAGCTAATAACTGATTCTCCTTCAGAATCATCAATTAAGAAGCATATTAATGATGAATTAATTCAAGATATTCCATCTAAATCACTTAATAAAAAAAGTGAAAATAAAAAAAACGAAAAAATCTCAGAAGTGAAAAAAATAGAAAATATTGAATCATCAGTAGTAAAACCTGAAAAAAAATATACTATTATGAAATCTAATAAAGAATTATATGGATCTTTTATAAATGAATTAAAAAATTATTCATTAAGCATCAATGATGTTATTATTTATGATTCAAGTATAGATAAATCTAAAGATTGCCCTGTTAAATTTGAAAATGATTATTTTGTATTATTTGGTAAAAAATATTCATATAATGGTCTAAAAATTAAAAAATTAATATAAAATAAATGGAATTTAAAAATATTCAAAGTCGTAAAGATTTTATTAAAATGAATGAAATATTTGGCGGTACTCAAGGTGGAGTTGGAGCTAGAGATGGATTTGCTAATAATGCTGATTTGAAAGATACATATTTAGGAAAATTGATGAATGGTTTATTCAAAGGTTTGAGTTGGCTATGGAGAAAGGGTAAAGAAAATTTCATAATTAATAGATTGATTGCAAAATTAATAAATGAATTGGTACGTGGAGTTATAATATATTGTTTTATTAAAAAAATTAATTTGCAATCAGGTAAAATTGAAGGAGGAGAAGAAAATACTAATTCTGATTCATCTGAAAATAAAAATGATGTTAATTTTGAAGCAATTAAAAAAGATATTGGAGAAGATTTATTTAATAGGATGATGAATGGCACAGAAGGTGAAGATGTTGAAGAATTGATTAAAAAATCAGGAATAAAAACAGATAATGATAGACCTATAATAAAAAATATTAATGATGTAAAAGAAGTTGTAGATAAAGAAGAATATGATAGAATGGAATCTGAGACATACGAATTTTTGAAAAAAAATATTCAATATTTTGATGAAATTAAGAAAAACGCAGATGAAGGTGACGAAGATGCTAAAAAGAAACTTGATATGATAAAAGCTATATATGTTAATTATGAGATAGTTAGAAAATTAAAAGAAAAAGAATCTAAAAGTAAAGGTGCATCAGAAGCAACATCTACAAATGAAGCATTAGCTCAACTTAAGACAGATTCAAGCGCAGGTAAAATAGGATTAGGATCAAATTCACCAACTATCAGACCAAAATCAGGAGTCAAGAGTTGGGTTAGTGTTAAAAGTATAATAACTAAAAGAGATCAAGATAAATATAAAGAACGAGAAGAAGATTTTTCTCTTCCAATATCAGATATAAATTTAGCAGAAATAGAAAAAACAATTAATAGAAAAACTGATGTTATGAAAGAAGTTGCATCAAATGTAAATTCAGAAAGCTTGAAAGTTATTCAACTTACTGCAAAAGAATTATTTGTCCCAGAAAATCAAGGTCAAGATGTTGAAAAACAAAAATTGAAATTGAGATGGGATAAAGAATTATCAAAAGTATATGCAAGTTTTTCTTTGCTTATGGACATACCAATTGTTGATATAAGAGAAGGTAACTATGGATCAACTGTAAATTTATCAGGATCTACATTAAAAGCAAATAAAGAAGTAAAAAAACTTGGAAGTGACACTGAATCATTAGAGATTGGTGATCAACTTGGTGATTCATTAAATCAATATGAAACTAAGATTGGTGGTTTGGAAGGAAATTGGCAATATTGTATATTTGATTATCAAGGAATAAATTATAATTCTACAATTGCACCAATTAGTTCAGCGCCATCAAATGGCTTCTATATGTTTATGATCACTCAGACAATAAAGAAAATTGAAAATAATATAGTTACATCAAATTTTAAAGAATTTCAAAATATATTTTCATCTACTAATTTTGCAAATGTGACTCTTAAAAAAGATGATGTCGTTAATGTATATTTTATGCTAAAGAAAGGTGCAAGCTTACCATCAGGTACAAGTGCAAATACTAATGGACAAAGTAATAGTTTTTTAGTTTTTAATAATTATATTAGCTCCGATAATAAGACAAATAAATTATTTTTGTGCGAGCCATCAGGTGAAAAATTCATAGCTGATTTAGATCTAAGTAATCCTAGTAATTCATTTGATGGTGTAATAGCTAGTAATTATCAAAAAGATAAAATAAATATTAAGAGCTGTCGTAAAATTGATAGAGTTAAGTTTTGGTGGAAAGCATTAAATTTAATATCAGATTCCAATGATAAAAAATTTAGTGCATTTAAAGATGAGGAAAGTAATCCTAATTTTTGGGATAATAAAGTAGTATTAGATAATTTGAAAAAAATTGCATCTAAATTTTAAATAAAAATATAAAACATAAAATGAAAAAAACGTATTCAGATTTCATGTTAAATGAAGCAGAAACATCAACAGTAATTGCTCCTAGTGTCACAAAAAAAGAAGATACATCTAATAATACAACTTCCACTAATACAATCAAACCAGATGAGTCAGGTGAAGAAAAAACAGATGAACAATCACCTGATGAAACAAAAAAAAATGATGATACACCAGATACTGTAAGTTCAAGTTTTGATAATATAAAAGGTGAGGAAATAATAAAAGAAATTCATGATTTTTGGACAAATAAAATAATAACAGAAAATGAATTAAATTTTTCTGGTAATACACTAAAGATTCTTTATGTGAAACAAAAAAATTCAAAATACACTAAATATAAAGAAAGAATCAATGAAGTTATTAATGATAAGACAGCAGATTGTCAAAAACGATTGGATGATTCTGAAGTAGGAGACTTGTTTTTCTATAATGAATACCCAGTTAAATTAGAAAAAAAAGGATTAGGAGGAAAACCTAGTATTATTTCATTTTTTGAAAGAAAAAATGACGAAAATTATAATTCAAAAATAAAAGAAATAATAAATAGTAAAGATTATGTTGATAGTTCAAAATTGAAGGCATTTGAAAAAGGATTACGATTGGATGAATTTGAATTATTAACTGATATAGATGAAAATCAAACATATCTATATGATGAACAGCCAGTTGAATTCACATTTGAAAATCATGCTATAAAAACTATGGTTAACGCTGATACAAATCAATCAATTAGTTTAGTAGATAAAAACAATGACCCTATATTTGATATTACTAAATTGAAAATATATAATGAATCTAATAAATCAAATAATACCACTACAACAACTACAACAGATAGTCAAAAACTGACATTAGTTAAAAACCCAGGTACAGGAACATCAGGAGCAAGTACAGTTGCAACAGGAACATCAGGAACAAGTACAGTTGAGCCAGGAACATCAGGAACAAGTACAGTTGAGCCAGGAACATCAGGGACAAGTACAGTTGCACCAGGAACATCAGGAGTGAGTAAAGGTACATCAGGTACAAGTACAGTTGAAGCAGGAACATCAGGAGTGAGTAAAGGTACATCAGGAACAAGTACAGTAACAAATTCTGATAACCCCCATGTTATGTCTAGTAAAGAATTTAAAAATAGTGAAACTCTACGTAGAGCTAAAAATAAACATCAAAATTAAAATGATACATATAAATAATTACGAAATTTTTTTAGAAAACGGAATGAATAATCCTAACACTACACAAGGTTATATAAATTCATTATCAAATAAAACAAAATTAAAACCAGTTCAAAATAACAATAATCATCAGACAAATAACAATAAACCAACAGATGGTGTGGATAATATTTTAATAGATACTGAACAACAAAAACAAACCATTTTAGCAAAGAAAGATGTTATTGAAAAAGGATTGTTACAAAATATTCAAGATCTAGAGCCAGAAAATCAAAAAGAAGTAAAAACACAAGTTCAAGATTATAAAAATCAAGTACAAGAATTTGATAAAACAGTACAGCAAATAGATAAATTAAATCAAACACTTAAAAAATCTAATATTAACTCAGTTCCAAACCCTAATATGAAAAAAGTAAGAACCCAAAATAATCTTTAATTATAAATGTCTAAAATAGATGAAAAATACATAGAATCATTAGATACATTCACTACCGCATTAGAGAAAATTGTGGAAATATTAAAAGAACAGCAAAAAACTGGCAAATCAGACGTCGTTAATGATTTTTTAAAGACTCCTATGAATGATTTGAGTCATGTAGTAAAGGATTTACAGAAAATTACAGAAGACGGATTTAAAAATGTCAAAACTGATAATGAAAAAATATTACAGAAAATTGATGGAATAAAGAAGCAAAAAGAATCTGGAATGTTTGGTAGCATAGAAGATCCTAAGAACAAAAATAAGATTGTTGATGGTATAAAAGTTGTTGTTTTAATTGCTGCAGGAGTTTTAGCGTTAGGATTGGCATTTAAAATAATAGGAAAAGTAGATTTTCTATCAGTTGTCGCGTTATCAGTATCTATGATAGCTATGTCATTGGCATATAGTAAAATAGCGGACATAAAAAATTTAAAATATACTAATATACTGTTAATTTCATCTATTATGCCATTGATGGCAATTGGCTTAGCATTGTCTGGCTACATATTAAAAGGAATGCCAGACTTTTCAGTAATGCAATCAATGTCAATTCTTCTAATTAGTACCGCAATGGGATTAGCTGCGTATCTTATAATGAAATCAGTGTCTAAAATTAGTAGTTCATCATTAAAAATGGTACCATTGCTACCTTTAATATTACCAATGATAGCATGGGGCATTGTAAAATCTTCTCATATTTTAAAAGGGGTTGAAAATATATCTTTTATGCAAGTATTATCTGTAGGTATGATAGGATTGGCTTTGGGTGTAGCAACTATTGGAATTTCTTTAGCATTAAAAGGATTAAAAAATGTGACATATAAAGAAATGTTGGCATTGCCTTTTATGATACCATTAATAGCAGGAGGTATAGTTTTAGCAAGTGAAATATTTAAAGGATTTGTTCCAATTAGTAATCCATTAGATTTATTAATTGGTAGTGCTGTTATTGGATTATCGTTGCTGTTTTTTACTCCCGCAATTTATTTTTTAGGTAAAATGAAATTGGAAGATGTTATTACTGGAACATTAATGATTTTGCCAATGTCTATTGCTATTACACAATCTAGTATAATTTTTAGTGAATTTATATCTCTTTCTGATCCATTAAATGTTGTATTAAGTACATTAGCAATGGGTATATCAATATTAATTTTTACACCTACAGTTATGTTGTTAGGTAAATTATCTCTTTCTGATTTGCTTGTTGGTATAGCAGGAAGTATATTAACATCTATTGCTATTGTAGTCGTTGCTAATATATTTTCATCATTGCCTACTAATATGATAGCACCTGATTTTATGTGGACATTATCTGCTGGATTAGCAATTGGAGGATTTGCTCTTATTGCTGCTGGAGTTGGATTATTTGCTGGAACTAATCCATTTTTCTGGATTGGTCTTGCTGCTATTCTTGCTGTTGCTGGAATTATGGTTCTTGTTTCACATATAATACCAACTGGTGATTATACTAAATATCCACCTTTGGATTGGGCATTAGGAGTAGGTGGATCATTAATTGCGTTTAGTTCTGCTATGGTGATAGCATCCGCTGGTAGTATTGCAGGAGCGATATCAAAAATATTTACTGGTGAAGAAAACCCTTTAATTAAAATAGCAAATACAATGGTTGAAGTATCTTTATTATTACAAAGTGGTAAATGGGATAGTGGTTATCCAAAATTGGAATGGTCATTGGGAGTTGGTACAGCACTCACATTATTCGCTGCTGCTTATGTTGCTATTACAGGATTGCAAGGAATTAATAAAGTATTTTCATTTTTGACTGGTACCAAAGCCCAAAGTTTTAATGATTTTGTAATATCAGCAGCAGGAGCAATGAAAACTGCAAATTCAGAATTATCTGGTGTTAATTGGAGTACAGCAGGTAGTTATCCATCTAAAGATTATGCTGATGGAGTTGGTGAATTATTAAAATCATTCGCTGAAACATATGCAATAGTATCTATCGCAGGCGCTAATATATTTAGTGTGAATCCTGAAAGTTTCAATGTATTTGTTAAAAACGCTGCTTCTTCTATGGTTACAGCAAAAACAATATTAGATTCTACAAATTGGAATAATGCTGGACATCCAACTAAAGAATATTCAGAAGGAATTGGTAGCTTTCTTATATCTATGGCTACAGCATATTCTAAAGTTAATGATATAGGAATAATGGATATTATAGCTAGATTATTTAATGTTGGTGGTAATAAAATGACAATAACAGATTTTGTGAGAGAATCATCAAATTCAATAGTTTTAGCATCAAATATATTATCAGACGGTAATTTTACTAATATTCCAGATGCAACTTATTTAACAAATTTTAATAATTTTATAGTTTCAATGGCTAAAAATATAAATGATTTTGCAGTAAATATAAATGATGTGATGAATTTTACAAATAATTTAGGTATGCTATTTCCATCTTTAATATTATTGTCAAATGCAACACAAAATCCTTTATCAGAACTTTATATTCAAGGATTTGATAAATTAGTTAAATTATTAGATAATATGCCAGATAAAAGTGTTCAAATACATAAATTGGCAGACTCGTTTGTTGATTTATCTAATTCTTTGAAAGATATTACAACATTTGATAATTTATCAAAAGTTTCAGCTAGTGTTGTTTTATTGAGTGCTGTTGATGATGCAAAATTGCAAATAGTTCTTGATAAATTAAAAGATAATCAAGATACAATAAAAACTATTTATGGTAACTCTGATTCTACTCCTAATTTAATGAAAACAATTGGTAATGCATTTAATAACTTAACAGGATCCGATAAAATAGAAGATGAGAAAAAAGCAAAAGAACCTATGGTAGTTGTCACTAAAATTGAACCTCAATTTTATTCTGAAATATCTGAGGTTAGAAAATTATTAAAATCAATTAAAAATTCTTTAGATAAGCCAGCACCAGCATCTAGCTTTCATAGATAATTAACTACAATAATACGTCTTTCAAGTAAACTTTAAATTATTTTTAATCTATATGTAATTGAAGTAAATAATTTGATATTAATAAATATCAAATTATTTATTGATATAGGCACATTTGAACCTATATCAATAAATATATAAATAAAAAATAAGACATGAAAAGATTTTTATATTTGATAAGATATTTTAAGCTTCTTAAGAAGAATAAAAAAGTTTTGGAAGAATCAAGAATTAATAAAAATATTAATCCTTACGGTATTCAGTATGATTGGATAGGTAGATTATATACAGTATTAAACTTACCTTTAGATGATAAAGAAAATATTGATAAGTATGGCTACTATTATGTTGATAATATGGTTAGAAATCATGTGATTGAAATTAATAATTTTTTATTTGAATTAGGAATGCTAGAATATGTTGAATTAGATACAGATAATATTCAACAAATTGATGATTTAAATATAAGAATAGTATTGAAGTTTAAATATCTAAATACTAAATTTATTGCAAGATTCATTATAGTATCAATAATCTCATTAATTTTATTTGGAATGTTTTCTTTATTATTTTTATTATAAACTTTATTAAATAATTACAATATATTTAAAAAACAAAAAACATGGCAAAAGAACAATATCACGAATTAGCAGATTATATTATAGACTATTTTAAAGTCTTAGAAGAAAAATTGTGCATCCCAATAAATTTAAAATTTGTATTTCAAGCGGATGATAAACAAAAAACATTAATAAAAATAGTTAAAATTAATGATAGATATGTAAGTTTATTAAATGCTGAACTTTTAGTCAGTTTTAATGAAAATTTTTATGACGCATTTGATGATGAAATAAAAAACATTTTAATTGATCAAGAGTTGGCATTAATTGAAACAGATCTTGATAAAGGAACTATAAAATTAGGTAAAGCAGATTTAGTAACATCATACGGTATTATTAATAGATATGGAGTTGAAGCAGTTGAAAGAGCAAATAAATGTAGAGATTTATATAATAGTCAACAAGCTGAAAAAGAAAAAGAAACAAAAGCAAATAGATAAAATAAAAACAAAAAACAAAAATAAATGATAATGGAAGAAAAAAAATTTTTTAATTTTAACGGTGATGAAGCATTCGATTTAAATACAGAATATACAAATTTATTTGTAGATGGAGATAACCAAAAAATTAGTACAAACGATAATAAAATTAAAGATGCTGAAAAGATTATTTCAGAAACAGGACAGAAATATATTGAAAGTAAATCCCTTCAAAAATATGAATACCTATTTACCAATTTAGATTTATTTTTAAATAGATTTCAAACTGATTCAGTAGAAGTAAAATCTATGACTAAAGAAGATAGAGATAAATTGTTTGGATATGGTAGAGAACTATTCTCAACATATCAAACTCAATATAGTTCATTGAATTTTAATTTTGAACTCTCTATTAAAGAGTGGAATTATATGGATAATATATTAACAAAAAAATTGTCATATAATGGAAATGAACTTTTCAATTTTTGGGAACTTTTCACCAAATTTATTGATCCAACAAGAAATTATATCAAAAGTTTACCAAAAGGAATCGAATCATTCGTTCCAGCTTGCTCAATACAAAGTTTAGTTTTAGTTAGTCACTTGTTGATGAAACATGAAGAAAAAGGATCAACTGATCATTTCTTTTATTTTAAAAATGTATTAACTGAAGTTGGTTTGATGACAAGACTTTTTAATGCTTATGGAGTAGTATTAGAAAGATACACCAATATGTTTAACAATTGGGTAGATGCATTAAATACTATGGACGGATATAATAACATAGATAGAATAGATGAACCAGGAACAGTATCAGAAACACAGCAATAATAAGGAGATTTTTGATGAAATAAGAGACATAATATATAATAATAGCGAAAATGCTATTGATATAAGTGATGTTAAGATATCTTCATTGAAAAATCTTTATATTATTGATGAGATAAAAAATCTCAAGGTTATCGAATTAGATAACCTTGATGATTTTATGTCTTATGTAAATTATGATCACTACTTGATATTTAAATATAATAATTCTTATTATTTCTGTGATACAGAACTTGCATCGTATTTAGATAAACTTAGTTTAATTAAAATAACTGATTTTAGCTTATATCTCAGAAAAGATAAAATAAATAAAATAGAGAATTTTAATTGATTAATCAATTAATATAAAATAAAAACATAAAAATATGCCAAAATCAAAAAATAGAAAAGGACACGATTCTAAAGTTAGAAAATATAACGAAAATAAGAAAGTACAGCAAGAAATATTGAAGAAGAAAATGATGGAAAATTATATTAAACTTCAACAGGAGATTATGGCTGGACAAGCACATACATCAACAGAAGATGCTATTGATTCAGATATAAATATTGATGAATTGAATACTATAGATGATATATCATTAATTGATATTGATAATCTAAGTGTTATACCAGAAGTAGTTGAAGAAAGTATAATTTCTCCTGAATCGGTAGAAATTGTTGATGCTGAATTAGTCGATACTAATAAATAATTTAATTATATGATAACCATAACAAACAATAAAATCTATTATAGCGAAGAATCAATTTTATACCTAGATTCAATAGATAATGCTGATGTTATTGACCCAAACGATATATTACTTTTTTTGTCAGATACTGTTGAATTAGGTGAGAATTTAATATTTAAAAGATTGTTTGATATTATATCACATAATGTTAATGATTTTAATGATATTTTTTATTCATCATTAGATGGATATTATATTGATCCATTTTTACAAGAAATTGAAAATAATCCAACTGACAAACTTGATATGGATTATCTAGAAGTTAATTGGAGCTGTAATAAGTATGATAATGAATTAAATGTAACATCTACAATTCACGGCGTATCAAATAACAATTCTGATTTTTATTCAATAGACTTTGTATCTCTTAATAATTTAAAAAAATTAAACATTTCACTCAATAAAAATTTCACTGTATATGATTATAATAAATTGATAGAGGGTAAAAATGAAGAAGATTCAAAATTTGAGTTAGGAGAAAAAACATTTACATTATTTGATTTGTATAACGCAATATTTAGTGAAATAACATTTCATGGTGGTCCTCTTGATAAAAAAGAAAGATTTGAAGAGCTAGAAAAATGTATTGAAGACGAAGATATTAATCCTGAAGAATATAAAGAATTGAAAAGTTCTACACTAAATGATTTGATTGACAAATATGAAAAAGAGGATAAATATTTGGTTAAATATAAAGAGTTTAGAAGTAGAGTTGATGAGAATAGAATTCAAATTAATGAAAATTTATCAAAATTGAAAGATTGTTTGTTAAATAAATTGAAGATTTATGATGATATTTATAACTGTGAAGGTAGTATAAAAAAATATTATAAAAAACTAACTAATATTGAATTTAATATGCAAACTCTTTACGGAGAAGATGAAGATATATTATTTCATAAATTTTGGCAAACTCCAAGATGTACATGTCCAAAAATTAATAATATTGAAATTTATCCTTCAAAAAAATGTTTAATTGATGATAACTGTCCTATTCATGGTAAAAATTAAAAAATTAAAAAAGCTTCATATTTAAATATGAAGCTTTTTTAATTTCTCTTTTCTTGTGTGCTTAATAGAAAACTCTAAACATTCTTCTGAAATACTTTCATAAGTTACTCCATTTATTGTCTTATTTGTCATCATTCCTATGTTATCAGAGTCCCAATAATCAGTATAGTAACAATTACCATATTCTGAAAATCCAATAATTGACATAGGAATTTTATGATACCAAGGATATTCTTTAATGTCATTGCAAATTTCAGAACAAATAACAATGTCACCTATTTTAAATTTTCTTTCCATTTTCAATTGAATCTAAATGCTCTTTTTCAACTTCAGTCCATTTTTGAATAGGACATGTTCCTCCGATATCTTGATATGTTTTAGGTGTGAATATTTTTGCTTTTAACGCACAGCCACATAAATTACATCTTGCAAATATATCAATCTCTCCTATATTTAACATCTCTTTATGCTCACACCCATCACATATTTCAATTCTTTTACTTGCAAGATCTGATTGCTCATCATTTGGGTTGAATGATATTCTCCAAGATTTGAAAATTTCTTCAATTTTATTCATTTATTTAATTTTTTAATTTTAAGTTTATTAATTAACTTATATATAAAATTAAATTAGTCCAAATTGATTTTTTTGTATGCCTAGAAGGACTCGAACCTTCAACTCATCATCCGTAGTGATACGTGTTATCCATTACACTATAAGCACATGTAAGTATTTACTCATTTATTTTTAATGACTTGATTAATGTTTTTTAATTTTTCTTTTCTTGAGTATGCTAATTTGTATTTCATAACTCCTTCTATTTTATTATTTAAACATTGTTCCATTAAATATTCAGATTGATGTATTACATATTCTTTAGAACATTTTTCAATACTATCTCCATAATGATTAGTATCAAATCCTATCATCCAATAATTATCTAATTTTTTATAATTATCTATTGTTACATCACCATCAATTTCTAAATTATCAATCCATTCTAAAAATGATTTAGAATCAAAAAATTGACCATATGTTAATCCTCCATGTACACTTATTGTATTCATATCATCATATGAAACTCCATATGATGGATGATTATTAGGTATTAATATATAACCATTACCCCATCCGAATTCCATTTTTAATGAAAATGTACTTAGTAGAGGTAAATTTTTAGTGATATAATTCTCAATTACTAATGTGTAAATTCCGTATTTCATGTTGATTTTTTAAATAAAAACAAAGATACACAATTTTTTTGTATATTCAATATTAAAAATTTTTTATTGTTGAATAACTACATTATATGTAATTCCACCAGATTTCTTTTTTATTGCGTTTTTTAATTCTTCACTGTCTTTAATATCTTCCAAATTATCATTTTTAATATCATCTTTGATTTTACTAATATCAGAATCAACATCCTTTAATTCTCCTTTTATTTCACCTACATTACCTACTATATTATCAACATCAGTATCAACATTTTTTATATTTTGTTGTATGTCATAAATAATATTTTTTATTTCACTAACTTCATTTGTTATTTGTGCAGTTATTGTGTCTATTTTTTTAGATAACTCTTCTATCTTTGTAATAATATCATCAGTTCTTAATGATATATTTTCTTGCTCCGACTTAATATTTTCTACTAAATTATCCATATCATTTGTCTTTATGTATAAATAGTACAAATTATATTAAAATTTTTATACAATGATAATTTTAATGTAAATTATTTTTTTTCTTTTTCTATATTATCTTGAATGTTATTTATGTCAAAGTCTACATTTTTTAAATCTTCTTGTATATTATCAACATGATTTTGTATTTCATTAACGTCTGTGTCAGCATACTTTAACTCAATATCTATATCATCAACATGACTTTTTATGTCACTAACATCAGTATCTACATCTTTTAATTCAATATCAATATCAACTACATGAGTTTTTATGTCATCAACATCAACATTTATATGCTCTGTCATAGCTTCTATTTTTTCGGATAATTCTTCAATCTTTGATATTATTGCATCAGTTCTACTTCCACTTATCTTAGCAATATATCCTAAAACTGGTAATGCTACTCCTTGAAAGAAAACTGATACTAAATATTGCATCCATGCAACTAAACCTGATGGCTGACTAAAAAATAATGGAAATATAACTAATATTGTAATTATCCAAAACATTGTCATACTAGATAATGAATCTGATAAAAATATTGCAAATTTTTCTTGTGATGATTTAAATTTCTCGACTAATTTATTCATATTTTTTTTATTTATATATAAATAGTGATAATTATATAAATAATATAAATTGTATTAAATATTTTTTGTGGTACTAGTTGGGCTCGAACCCACAACCTCCGAAGAGATCAGTTTTACATACTGACATGACTACCTGTGTCATATTAATCACATATTTTTGTGGTAGCAGATGGACTCGAACCATCAACTTCTGAGACATCGGCCCAGCACTCTATCCTTCGCTCGTTTCAAATTATTTATTCTAGTTTCATAATTATCCCCTTTGTGCTTTTGAGTTACACTACCTTGTTGTTTATTGTACTGCCGAAGGGACTTGAACCCTCATACACCAATTACCTTGTTAATGACTGGATATAAGCCAGTGGGGATACGACAGTGTGTTTTTTATTGTTGGTGAAGTGGGAATTGAACCCACATGTGACCAATTAACCTTTCTACTACTTATCAGGCAGAGGGTATATTCACCAATGTTATTTAGTAGTCCTGGTGAGACTTGAACTCACGACCTCCATCTTATCAGGATGACAATCTAACCGACTGATATACAAGACTATTTTAGTTTATTTTTATTAATCATAACATACTATTAGTATGATACTAGTCATAATAATAAACTCTGTACCGAATATGAGGTTCGAACTCATTTGGATTTCCTTATGAGAGAAATCTCTTTTCCACTAAGCTTCGGCATAATGTTCATTGAGGCCAAGGTGGGACTCGAACCCACACAATATAGTTTTGCAGACTATCCCTTTATTCCATTCGGGCACTCGGTCATTTTTGTGGAAATAGAGGGACTCGAACCCACGAACTTGTGAAAGAACTGATTTACAGTCAGTTGCAATTGCCACTATGCGATATTTCCATTATCTTTGCGGTTCTGAGGAAAGTCGAATTCCCTATATCCCTTACGAGAAGCCTGAGTGACAGTCAGGTACACCAGCCGTTATGCGCCAGAACCATTTTTATTTTTTATTTCATAATGTATTTCTGTGTGACAATTTTTACACACTAACATACATTTATCAACTTCTTTTTTTAATCTTTCATATGAATAAGATTTTGCACTTATTCCAAAATCTTTTTGAGTAGGATCTTTATGATGAAAATCAAATACATCTATACATTTATCATATCCACACCTTTCGCATTTTCCTCCTTTATATTCAACAAGTTTCCTTTTTTTATCTTTTCTCCAACTAATAACATTATTTACAATATCATTTTTTCTTTTTATTTTATACTCTTCTTTAGATAATTTTTCTTTTTTATTTATAATTAAAATTTTAGATATTTGATATCTACCAATATTGAATTTTTTAGATACTTTTCTTGTACTTTTACATTCATCATAGTATTTTTGCATTTCAATAACGTCATCATTATTAACGTTTTCATATATTTTACAATAATTATTTTTTTTATAATTACCATCATTGATATTATTTAATCTGCATATTTTTTTAATTTTATCTAAAGATAATTTAGTTTTTTCTATTATTTCTTCATATGTATTACCATTTATTCGATATTCAATAACTTTTTTAAAAATCTCATCAGATATCTCATCACCAAAATCTATATTTGGTATATTTTTTAATTTTTTTAAATTTGATAATTTTGTGTTTTTTTTATTTAATTCAATATTATTATATAATTTTTTACAATGATAAGATATTGTACCTTTTGAACAATTTAATAATTCTGATATTTCATTGTATGTTTTTCCTTCTTTTCTTAATGATAATATTTTAGTTTTAATGCTTTCCATAATTTATTTATATTTTTATTGTATATATAAAAATATATAATATTAAAAAAGATTAAAGTTTAAAGTTAATCATTTATTCGCGGGAGTGGGGAATTGCGACATCCCAACACTTTCGTTAACAGCGAAACGCTCTACCTTTGAGCTACACTCCCTTTTTGCGCACTGGATAGGATTCGAACCTACGTTGAAGATTACTCTTACTGGTTTAACAGACCAGACTTTTCGACCGACTAAAGCAACCAATGCATTTTTAATTTTTTGATAATAAGCGGGATATACGAGATTCGAACTCGCTCCGTGCACCGTGACGGGGTGACATCTTAACCATTTGACCTATATCCCATTTTTTGTAATGCGTATGAGAGTTGAACTCATCTTGCTAGGTTGAAAACCTAGAGTACTTTCCGATATACGAACGCATCGTGTTTTTTGTGGGAGCAGCCAGATTCGAACTGACGACCTAAAAGGTTACAAAATTTACAGTTTTGCGCCTGACCAATTTGAGCATTACTCCCATTTATTATTCATTATCTAGTATTTCAAAGAGCATTTAAAAATAAAAAACTCAGTTCTTATTTTTAAGAACTGAGTTTTTTTATTATTCACATAATAATTTTTTAACTTATCCAGTTCTTCCTACATTATTTTCATCATCATTAATATAATCATTATTAATCATATTAATACATATCTCTTCCATATTGTAATTAATATTACAATTGCGATAAATGCTGTATATGTTATTAATGTTATTCATGATATTTACTTTTAATTTATTATTTTTAAAAAAACTATTTTGAGTTTAGCTGCTAGTGTACTCGCATTGTCCCCATTACCAGTGAGGTGCTGTTCAATATAGTTTTTTAATTGTTGCGCAGGCTGGACTCAAACCAGCGTTCTCAAGGTTATGAGCCTTGCGGGGTATCACTTCCCTACCGCGCGATATATTTTAATCTTTTTCTTTATCTATTTTCTTATAAAGTTTCTTAGCAATCTCTTTTGCTTTTGAATTCATTCCTTTTTCTGTTTTAGGAACTTCACTATAATCAATTTTGATTTTATCAGCAAACATTATAAATTTTTCAGTTCTATCAGATTTCCTTTTCAGTTCATCATAATTTTTTTGAATTTTATTTACTACTTCTGCTGATTCATCAATTTTATTTTCTTTAACTTTTTTCATAACAAAAAATCCAGTCATTTTTTAATTGACTGGATTTATAATTATAGGCATAAGCCTTAATTTTATTTCTCAGTCAATTGGGATGTATCATCAATATTATTGATAATTTCGTTGTTACACATTTCCTCATTTATATATAGATTACGATACATCTTGTTTTGCTTTTTTATATTAGTTTTTATTTTCTATAAAGTTTATTCTTTGTTATATATAATAGAAAAAAAGTCATTTTTTTCTATTTTTTATTTTCTTTTAATATGATAGTACAAAAGTAATAAAAAGTTTTCATTCTACCAAACATTTTTCAATCTTTTTTTTATATTAATGAAAAACTATCATTTTTTTCTACTTTTAATATGATAGTACAAAAGTAATAAAAAGTTTTTAATCTACCAAATGTTTCTAAACTTATTATTTAAATAAATAAAAATTATAATATTGGTTCAATGACTATTGAATTTTCATAATTTTTTAATTCATCATAATATTCTTCTTCATCACATTCGTTTAGTTCACAATATTCTTCTTTTGATTCTCCCATATACACTTTTATGTACTCTGTTTTTGCATCACTGGCTTCTTTAGGAGTATTAAATATACCTATGAAATCATTGTCTGACATTGTACCAGTGCTTGTGTAATAATCTACTTTATATTTCATATTCAATTATTTTTAATTTGGAGTATAAAAGTAATAAAAAATTATCAATTTACAAAATGTTTATAATCTTATTTTTATAAAAATAACCTTTCTTTTCAATTAAGAAAAAAAGGTTATTTTTTATACTATATTATTTTTTATATTACATTGCAAGTTCTTTTTCTTTCTTTGCATAAAATGAGAAGCCACCAACTTCTTTATTTATTCCTGGAACTCTGGTGAAATTTTTAAGGTTTACTACCTCTTTAATAACATTATACTCATTTTGAGTCAAAAAGAAAACTTTTGTTGATTTACTTGAATTAGTTGTCATAATGTTTAATTTAAATGATTTAAATGATTATTGTTTTATTTTCAATACAAAATTACTATATTTTTTTAAATTGTCAAAATATTTTATGATTTTTTATAGAACATTTTCTTTCTTTGCATAAAATGAGAAGCCACCAACTTCTTTATTTGCACCTGGAACTCTGGTGAAATTTTTTAGATTTACAACTTCTTTAATTCCATTGTATTCTGATTTAGTCAAAAAGAAAACTTTTTCTGATTTACTTGAATTAGTAGTCATAATTTTTAATTTAGATGATTTAAATGATTGTTGTTTTAATTTCAATACAAATGTACTTCGGTTTGAATTGTTTACCAAATATTTTATTGTTTTTTAATATTTTACTTATATTTTCATTTATATTTTATAGTTTGATAACATTACAATATAAATATATACTGAAAATGATATTATAAACATGAAAATGATGAAAAATTTTATAGATTATAAATCTATGAATGAAAAATGGGATGAGAAAGTTAAAGTTAAACATACTGGTGAACATGCAGGTAAAACTATTGATGAGTTGGAGAGTGAATTATCATCACTTAAAAAAAGAAGTAAGAAATATCAAGATGAAGGCAAAGATGTTCCAAAGAGTATTATTGATCAAGAACAAGAAATTAATTTTGCTATTAGAGCAAAAAGAAATTGGAAATAAAAAAAGCTTCTTTTTAGAAGCTTTTTTATTTAATCAATGACAATTGACAGTTATATTTTTTAATTTGTTGAATATTCCATCATGTTCAAGTGCACTATAATATTCTCCATCATTATCTGAAAAACTAAAACAATACATCACTCCATCATTTACCTCTTTACCATCAATAACTTGAAGTTTTAATTTTCTTACATTGAAAAATTCTTTAAGTAATTTTTTTGAATATTTATCTTTAGCTTCTGCAAATGCTTCCCATCTTTCATTTCTATCTTCAATATATTTAAAATCATCAAAATCAGGAGCATCATTTTCCATTTCCAAATATCCATTCGATATTATTTCACTTGCCTTATCAATATCATTCTTAGTTTGATCACATATATCATTCCAGATAGTTTCTGAAACTTTATTTACAGAATAATTTTCATCTCCATAATATAACTGTTCTTCCCTAAAAAGAATTTTTTTTACATCTTCCATACATTTCGGTTCAAATGGGAAGATAACTACAAAACTACTTGATGATGAATTGCTTACAAATCCAGTTCTTATTTTCATACTATTTTTTATTATCTGTTTTATCTGTTTTATCTGGTTTATCTTTTTTATCTGTTAAATCTATTCTAATCTCTGACTTTTTAAAAATTGCGTTGAATATTTCCACTATAAAACTTCCAATTACAGAAATTATGAAAAAACAAAATATAAATGTCCAAAAATCTGAAGTAGCATATTTTAATAATTCTAACATATATTTTTATTTTTATTTTTATTTACAAAATTATAAAAAATATTTGATATTATAATATTTTAATCAAAAATATTATAAATTTTTAGTTATTTCATCTAATTTATCTTTTCTTTTATATACTGTATTACATACTGGACATATAAGACCGTGCTTTTTTGTTTCCCACATATAATTAAAATCTCCTTTTTTATCACATATTGGACAAGATTCATAACTTTCTTTTCCTAATAATTGATAATCTAAAGAATAATAATCATTATCAAAAGAATAAAATTCACTATCACCATCAAGTAGACTGGTTATGCTGCACCATTCATCATCATCTTCCTTATATTTTTGTAATAATATTCGTAATTCTGATTTTGCATCATCAGTTAATTTAGTGCTAAATTGCCATAAATCCCAATCTTCGTTATTACTAGTAGAAACTAAATAGCAATCTGCTACTTTTTTTATATAAGTATCATAGTTACAACTTTGAAATGTTATTGCCTGATTTTTGTCTATATTTTTTAGCCCATTAATGTATAAATCATGCTCTTTTATTCTATATTTATCATATTGTTTATCTCTTCCAGTATTACCCATATAATCATCATATTTCGATTTAATCATATGCGTAGCAAGATCACGTAAACTTTCAAAATTGTTGTTAGAAATTATAAAGCTACTAGATGATGAGTTACTTACAAATCCATTTCTTATTTTCATATTTTATATTATTTATATTAACAATATCTAGTTCCAGTTATTAATTCTACTTCACTAATATCAACATTTAATGTTTCTGCTACTATTTTTGACTTTTCCATTATAACAGATATTGGTGTTATACTAGAATTTAATTCTTCACCATTTGAAATTATATATCCAACAATATATCCATAATTAGACATTTCAACATCAAGTGCTTCTATTCCATTTTCAAATCCATTTTCAACTTCTTCTTCTGTACAATCTAATCTTTTGACTCCAATTATAACAAAACTACTTGATGATGAATTGCTAACAAATCCATTTCTTATTTTCATATTTTATTTTTATTTTATTTTTTATCCATTTCGACCTGCACCAAAATAAACTTCTGATTTATTTAAGTCCAATCCCGATTTATTACTATAAAATGCATTATAAACGTTTTTATCATTTTTATTAAAGAATGACATATCAATATCATAATCAATATCATCATAATCAGATGTCATAAAATCTGAATCACCTTCATTATTACATATATTAACAACTAAAAATAAATCTTCATCTTTACAATCTTTAATATCTAAATTTGCATCTGTTTGAAATGAATCTACATAAATTTTATTGTTATTAAAATGTATATCATAATTAGTACTTTCTTTAATATTAGATAAGGTTAATACTTTAACATCATAATCTAATTTAATATTATTATCTTTTGTGTATTGTGTAAATTCATTGTAATCATTAATCTTGGCTATGCCAACAATAAAACTACTTGATGATGAATTACTAACAAATCCATTTCTTATTTTCATGTTATCATGTTTTTATTTTTATAATAAATGTGGTCTTGCTTCAGCAATTCCAGCATTTGTTACTTGATACCATTTAGGGTGATATTCAGATAAATTTTTTGCACCTCCATAAGATAATGCAGAACGAACACCGTTTATTAATCCTTCAATTACAAATTTGACTCCTCCTTTAAATGGAATTGTTGTTGACTCTCCTTCCACATTTCTTTCCGCTTGACCATGAACAGTTTTTGTTTCTAATGATGCAGAGCCTCTATATCGT